ATGAATAAAGAAGCCCATAAGAATGGTGATGGCAAAACGCGTATAGAGTTTATACCGTCGTTAGCCTTGATTAGAAATGGAGGTAGAGGAGGACATGATGCCTCTGGTAACTGGAGTAGTCGTGGCAGCTGGGGGGCAGTGGTGGTTATTGGTGGTACCAGTGTTTATGGAGGCGGCGGTGGCGGCGGTTTTGGCGGAAGCGGTAATGATGGTAAGAATGGCAGAGCAGTTAATGGCACTGGTGGACGCGGTGGAAACAGTATTTTGGCGGTGGCGGTGGAAGAGGTGGCCACGATAGTGGAGTGGGTGAAGGCGAGGGGGGAAATAGTATGTGGGTTGGCAAAGGTAGTTATGGTGGTCACGGCGGTGGCGGTAGATATTTCCCTGGTAAAGATGCAACAGCCTCATCAAGCGGCGATGGCGGTGACGGAGCAGTACTTATAAAGGTATATTTATAGGATGGAATAAAGCAATGGCACGGAAAATAAGTGAAGACTGTTTATACTGTTTAAAAAAGTGGGAAGGTTTACGATTACAGGCTTATCAAGATGTCTCTGGAGTTTGGACTATTGGCTATGGACATACGGGGAAAGCTGGTAAACCAACAGTTATTGAAAGCATGATGATTACAGAAAAAAAGCTGAAACCATGCTTGTAGCAGATTTGCGGCAATATGAACAAGCTGTAGAAAAAACGGTTTATATTGACTTAAGTGATGAGCAATTTGGTGCTCTTGTTTCCTTTTATTATAATATAGGGATCTTAGCTTTTCAAAATTCTACATTACTTAAAAAACTCAACCAAGGCGATTATAAAGCGGTACCTGCCGAATTACAAAAATGGACCAAAGTAGGTGGAAAACGTTTACAAGATCTCGTACACCGTCGTGCAGTAGAGGCATGGTTGTGGGCGAAAGGCGCGTTTGTTTCCTCCAACTATCAAACGGTAGAAAAAAAGCATGCAACAGGGCTTTTCAAAGCATAAGCCCTTGCACCAGTCATTGGATCTTTCTCAGGTTTTAGTGGTTTTTTAGCTGGCAATGGTCCCATCCAATGCGCTTTCGCTGCTATTATGGTTTTAGCAGCGGGTGCTGGTATTTTCTTTGTTGCTAAGCGCTTTCAGGAGTACTGTTTATGATCTTATGGATGAAAAAAAATCTGATGCTAACAGGTGCGGTTTTAGCCGCTTTTTTTATAGTTTTAGCCAAAGCTTTCACTCTTGGAAAAAAGGCTGAACAGCAAAAGCAAACAGAAAATATTTTAAAGACAATAACAGCACGGTTTGAGGTGGAAAATGAAGTTAACAAAAAAACTGATGTTGATGTGCGTGTTGCTCTCTCTGACTGGTTGCGGGATCCATAAATATGCTTCTTCTTGTGTTGGTTGGTTGCCCATTTATTTAAATCAGCAAGATCTGAACGTGATCAGTTCAAACTTAGCAAGAGAGATCTTAAAACATAATAAGCAGGGAGAACGCTTGTGTGGGTGGAAACATGGTAAGAAAAAAAGCTGAAAAACACACAGAGCTCACAGAAGCAGAAAAAGTAATGCTTCAAGAAATGATCATTACCTACCAAAGTGTGAAAGTAATGTCTAGCTTTATGAAGTGGAGTGCATTTTTTCTTTTTTTGCTTATCCTCGATTTTGCCCGCCTCATAGATGCGATAGATGATGTCATTGCACATTTAAAGCAGTTGTTTTCAAAAAATTAGCTCCCCAAAATCTTTTACAAAAGCTCTCAAAAAAACACCTCAAAAGAAGTTCTGATTCGTAATAATTGAGAAAATCTCAAAAATATTTGCTAGAATCACAAGAGATATTTCTTCTTTTAACAGGACTTTCTAGATGCTTACATCATTTGGCAAAACTTTACGCAAGCTTCGCATTGATCACTCAGAACGCCTCTTAGATATGGCTGATAAACCAGGCGTATCTGTAGCCTTTTTATCTTCTGTAGAAATTGGCAAGAAATCCGTTCCAGTAGGAATGGAAGAAAAGATCATAGAGTTTTATAGCTTAGATAAAGCTATGGCCTCTCTCTTAAAAAAAGAAGCTGATGCCTGTGTCGAAAGAACTTCACAATCAAATCTTCTGATTCATTTAGTCGTGAAATTGTTGGCATGTTTTTTAGAAATTTGAAATGTTTGTCACAACAGGATTTAGCAGCATTCAAAAAATTATTAGAAAAAGTTGGCAAAAAAGAAGGTACTCTATAGAGCTGTATTCGAAAATCCTATTCCATCACTTTTATTTATGCATTCCGCATGTTTTAAAAAGATATATAAAAACAAATGCTCAATAAAAGAAGTGGTGCCCAGACGCGGCAGACAGGGCTTTAGCAACAAGAATCAAGTTGTATCAAGTGTGCAAGAGCATATTGATGTCTATAATTTTTTATGTTCCAATAAAAAAATTAAGAATTAAAGAAAAAATCTCAAATCAAAAAATTAAGGTGGTCCAAAAGGTGGACCCAAAAAGGTGGACGAGCAATGTGTGAAAAGGTGGACGAGAAGGGAAATTAAGTGAGGGGGATTCATCGATTATCAGCATTACTTGTCAAGTCTGCTTCTCAGGGTAAATATTGTGATGGGGCAGGGCTGTGGTTGAATGTTCGAAAAGACAATACGCGCTCTTGGTTCTTTCGTTATACATACCATAACAAACGCCGTGAAATGGGGCTCGGTCCAGTCGCACAACTTTCTCTAAAAGAAGCGCGCGAACTTGCCAAGCATTATAGTGCTATTCTCAGAGAAGGCAATGACCCTATTGTCTTTCGAGAACAAACCGTCTTAAAACAGCAAAGCAACATATTCAGTGAGATTGCAACAGCGGCTTTTGAAAGTAAAAAAGCCGAATTAAAAAATGAAGGCAAAAATGGGCGTTGGTTTTCTCCGCTGGAATTGCATGTTATTCCACACATAGGCAGCCTCTCTATAGAAAAATTAACAGCCAATATCATTCGCAATGTTCTTGCTCCTCTTTGGCATGAAAAAGCAGACACAGCACGAAAAGCGTTAAACCGTATTAACATTTGTTTGAAATATGCTGCGGCTCTTGGTTTGGACGTTGATTTACAAGCTTGTATGAAAGCACGCGCCCTTTTAGGAAAACCCCGTGCTACATCAACAAATATTCCTGCTATGCCATGGCAAGAGGTTCCGGCATTTTATCAAAGCTTGGATGATAAGATTCTTTCAAATTTAGCACTGAAGCTCTTGATTTTGACTGGAGTACGGTCGTATCCATTGCGCTATTTGCGCCTCGAACAAATTGATAAAGATATATGGACGATACCCAAAGAAAATATGAAGGGTATTGTAGGGAAAGTTTCAGATTTTCGCGTGCCATTAAGTCATGAAGCTTTGAAAATGATTGAGAAATCCCTCCCCTTTGAAAAGAATGGTTTTTTATTTGCTGGGAGTTCTGGAAAGCCTATATCTGATGTAACACTTTCTAAATTCATGAAAGACAAAGGTTTTGATTATAGACCCCATGGTTTCAGATCTAGTCTTCGTGACTGGATAGCAGAAACAACGTCAACACCCTTTGAGATTGCTGAAACTGTTCTTGCGCATTCAGTTGGGAGTTCAGTGACAAAAGCTTATATGCGGACAGATTTTTTAGAACAACGACATACCCTTATGGAACAGTGGGCTGCATTTATAACAGGAGCGACTTGACAGGCTTATAACAATGTGTCTATTGTCGAATCAGGTGCCTAAGAAACATCTTGAATCGATAGCGGATAGATTACCGAAACAATCTTTTCTCCGCGCCTTAAAGACTTTGACTCGTTGTATGCGTGTAGCATATAAAGGTTTTGTCGGGTGTAGCTATGCCATACAATACCCTTATGGGGAAAGCATAGCGACGGACTATCGACCGTGTTTCTTAGCGCCCGGCATTCCTCTGGAATGTCAATAAGAAACCTCTAATCGATAGGAGTTCGTTATGAACACTCTTATAAAAATTACGGAACAAACAATTGATCAGGAAGCTGTTCAGACAGTAAATGCACGTGAGTTGCATACATTTTTGGAAGTTAAATCTAATTTTAGAGATTGGATAAAAAATCGCATTGAGGACTACGGATTCTTAGAAAATAAGGACTTTATAAGTTTCGCTAAAATTTTAGCGAAACCTAATGCCCCTCAAGAAAATCAAGACTTTATGAGTTTTACTCAAAAAAGAGTAAAACCTAAAAGCGGTCGTCCAAGTATCGAATATCATCTTACTCTAGACATGGCAAAAGAGCTTTCAATGGTTGAACGCAATGAGAAAGGCAGGCAAGCTCGTCGTTACTTTATTGAGTGTGAGAAAAAGTTAAAAAGTCAATCTGTTGAGTATGATGTTGATAGACGCTTTGATTTGCCAAGCCATTGGGAGGGTATGAATGCTGGTGAAAAAGCTTTATATCTTTTAGGTCCTATCCATGTTCGTCTTATTGATGCTTTTAGAGTGGATGAAGAGAATAGAAAATATAAAGCTCTTATTAAAGAAGCTAAGCAGGTTTTAGCAACATCTGTTACGAAAGCTGCTTAGTTTTAAAAGCGATTTCATCTCCCCGTTTCAAAAGCGGGGAGGGGATTATTGGATAAATCGCTTGACATAATCTTTAGATGTAGTACATTGTAGTACAAACAGATAGGAGGTTTAAGCGAATGGGTAAAATTCAAGCACGCATACCTGATGAAGTTCAGGAAGTTGCAAGCGCAGTAATCAAATCCACGGGCTTAACTGTATCAGATGCGGTACGTATGTTTATGACCCGCATTGCTAGAGATAGAGCATTACCGCTTGATCTATTTCAACCCAATCTGGAAACATTACAGGCTATCGAGGATGCTGAAATGGGACGTGTCGAACGTACGTCATTAGATGGTTTGCGAGCCATGATTCGTGATGATAAAGCCGAAGTATGTAAGTCTGCAAAGTGACTTTGGTTAGCTATGCGGGAAATTGTTTATACTAAATCTTTTCGGTGTGATCTGAAACGTGAAAGTAAAGGGCGATATGCTGATACATTAGAGACAGAAGAGACAGATTTGCTACTTGTGATCAAAGCATTAGCGGAAAACGAGCTCCTAAAAGTGCAGTGGAGAGATCACGCACTAACAGGGCAATGGCGAAACTGTCGTGATTGCCATATTAAACCAGATTTAGTTTTGATCTATCGAAAGCCTGATGATGAGACTTTAGAACTTTTGCGGCTTGGTTCACATTCTGAACTGCGTTTATGATAATTTTTCAATTTTTTGAAAACCACTGTTTCATATGTGCAACGACATTATCTCTCGTATCTGTGAGACGTGCGAAATTGATAATTCATTTGCTAAACAGTTTCGCACATCTGAGAATGTATTTAGAGTCGGATATTTGGTTTTTGTGTAAAAATATTTCCTACAGCATCTATAAGACGTGAAAAATCAAGCGCTAATAAGAGTATAATGAGTACAATCCATTTTGTATAACGTGACATCACTTTTATACTTTTGTAGGTCATGATAATTTCTTGAAGGATTTCTTTTTCTCCTTCTGTAAGCTCTATATCGTCTTGTGTTTTTTTCCTAGCCATGTTTCCACCCACACACACGTTCGCCCTGCTTGTTATGCTTTAAGATCTCTCTTGCTAAATTGGAACTGATGACGTCAACATCTTGCCTCTCTAAATAAATTGGTAACCAACCAACACAAGAGACATACTTATTTGTTCCGCAACCAACGAGAGAGAGCAGCACGCACATCAGTATCACTTTTCTGATTAACTTCATTTTCCACCTCCAGCCGTGTTGTTGCTGCCTTTAGGGTTTTTTCTTTTTGCTTTTGCTGTTCTGCTTTTTTTCCAAGGGTAAAAGCTTTTGCCAAAGCCATAAAAAAAGCGGCTAGAGCCGCGCCTGTTAATAGTAGATTTCTTTTCATCCATAAGATCATAAACGGTGTTCCTGAAAACGTTTAGCAACAAAGAAAATGCCAGCACAGGCGGCTAAAACCATGATAGTGGCGAGCGCCCATTGCACTGGACCATTGCCGGCTAATAAGCCACCAAGCCCAGAAAAAGAACCAATGACTGGTGCAAGGGCTTCGGCTTTGAAAAGCCCTGTTGGTGCTTGCGTTTCTACGGTTTGGTAATTCGAGGAAACAAAAGCACCTTTCGCCCATAATCCTGCTTCAGCTGCACGCCGGTGTACAAGACCTTGTAAGCGCTTACCACCGGCTTTGGTCCATTTCTGTAATTCGGTTGGGATCGCTTCATAATCGCCACTATTGAGTTTCCTTAACAAGGTCGAATTGCAAAAAGCTGTTGTTCCTACATTATAGCAAAAGGAGACCAATGCCGCGAATTGTTCATCCGTTAAGGAAACTTGAACCGCTTGTTCAACGGTATTTTCAAATTGTCTTAAATCTTGGCAAAGAAGTTCTTCAGCTTGTTTTTCAGTGATTGCCATGCCTTTGTAAACAAAAGGTTTTCCGGCATTGTTTGTATGTCCATAACCGATTGTCCATACCCCAATGGCATCTTTATAGGCATTCAAACGCAAACCTTCCCATTGTTTAATCAGTGCTAGTCCTTCTTGTGATATTGTTCTCATATGCTTCTCCATAAAAAAAGCCCTGCAAAAAGCAGAGCTGGATTTAAAAATTGACCTCTTTCCCATTCGGAAGGTTGGCTTGTTAAAACCTATGTAGCTTTTTCATTGGAACAAAAGAATGTATTTGACATTATAGAAATTGTATCTTATAAGTTACAGATGTTTACAATATACAAAACAGAGCATTTTATAAAATGGTTAGATTCTTTAAAAGATGAGATTGCGCAAGCACATATTGTTAAACGCATAGCAAGAATAGAAACGGGATTTCTTGGAAATGTAAAATTTTTCCGTGGAATTGGAGAATTAAAAATACATCATGGTCCTGGCTATAGAATCTATTTTGTAAAACAAGGTAAACAAATCATTTTGTTATTAAATGCTGGTGATAAATCTACACAACAAAAGGATATCGAAAAAGCTCTTCAATTAGTAAAGGAAATGAAACATGGAAATTACTAAATTTGACACAAGTGAATATTTCAAGACACCTGAGACACAAAGGATTCTTTTAGAAGATGCTCTTGAAAGCAAAGATAGTAAGTATCTTGCTCATGCTCTTGGTATAATAGCAAAAAACCAAGGAATGAGTAAAATCGCTCAAAATACTGGACTATCAAGAGAGTCTCTTTATCGTTCTTTAAGCGATAAAGGTGATCCACGGCTTTCTACTTTTCTTAGTGTGTTAAGTGCATTAGATTTACAAATGAGTTTAACACCTATTCAAAAGAATTGTAAGGAGCAAAAAGCTTTAGAAGAAGCCTCTTAATCCCCTCCCCATTTTTGAGAACGAGGAGGGAGTATATATTTACTTAAGCAACCTTTTTAATAGGGTTATCCAAATCTGGTTCATAAGCGCGCAACAAAGAATCCATGCTATGTGGTAACTCTGAATCGCCAAAATCTGTTAGAACTGCTAAAATCTTAACAATATTCGGTACATCATCTTGGAGTTTTAAAACTAAAACCTTTTCTACCAGACTCATGATGTCAACCAGAGCTGTACACTCTTTTTCGTTGATATTTTCATCATTAGAAAACTGAAACAATGCCATCCACAAATCGCATAAGAAGTTGGTGTCTATCTTCATTGCACACCTCCATGGATTTGTTCTCTCAAACAAGCTAATCCTTTTGGTGTAATTTTTGTTGAAGGGAGCACCTTTTCTGTACCATCCGGTCTTTGAATGGTGATAGCAGGACAGTCCATAAAACCTTTCTTTATCTTATCTTGATAAGGTAACAGTGGGCCACTCGGAGCACGTCGATAGACCCAATCGTGTTTACGTAAGTAATCGGTTAAATCTTTTGGACGTACTTCAAGCATCTTCGCTGCTTCGATAAGACCGAACAGCCCATCCGAACGTTTTAAGCCTTCCAAAGCTTCTGCTTTTGGCGCTAATTCAGCAATAACATGATCTTTCTGCTCGATTTGACTTTGCAAATGATTCAAGACACCAAGTAATGCTTCAGGTTTGGAGTAGTCAACTTGTGGTGTTGCTACTTGTTTCAAAAGCCGTTCACATTTGATAAAATATTGACGAGCTTCATGTCCTTTATCATTCCTCTCTATCATAGAAAGGTGTTTAGCCATGTCTAATGTAATGTGGTATTCTTTTACCTTTCCACCGTTTACTAAATTTTTAGTAAGCGTTATAAAGTTTATATTTTCCTGAAACTTACATTCTTTAATGCGATTTTTAATCCAGTCATTAAAGCGGGCTTTTATCTCTAAAAATGCATGCAAATCACGCGCATTGACCGTTTGAACAGTCTCTTGATCAATGACTTGTTCTGATATTTCTATAAGAGTGTTCATCATGAACTCCTATTGGTTAGATGTTTGTTAATGACGCTCTAAATAGAGTGCCGGGTGCTAACAAACACGGCCAATAGTCCGTCGTCACACTTTCCCCGTTAGGGTATTGTATAGTGTAACCACACCCGACAACATTATTATATGCACGTAGCATACAATGAGTCAAAGTCTTTAATGTGCGGAGAAAAGATTGTATCGGCAATCTATCCGCTATTGGTTTAAGGTGTTCGTTAGGCACCTGATTCGATTATTCATATTGTTGCCACATTGTCAAGTTGCAATGTAATATTTTTATAAAAATAATCCGTTAAATCCTTTGGTCGTACTTCAAGCATCTTCGCTGCTTCAATAAGACCGAACAGCCCATCCGAACGTTTTAAACCTTCCAAAGCCTCTGCTTTTGGAGTCAATTCGGCAATGGTGTTATCCTTTTGCTCGATTTGGCTTTGCAAATGATTCAAGACACCAAGTAATGCTTCAGGTTTGGAGTAGTCAACTTGTGGTGTTGCTACTTGTTTCAAAAGCCGTTCACATTTGATAAAATATTGACGTGCTTCATGTCCTTTCTCATTCCTCTCTATCATAGAAAGGTGTTTAGCCATGTCTAATGTAATGTGGTATTCTTTCACTTTTCCACCCCGGTAAAAATTTACCGCAGTTACAAAGTTTATATTTTCCTGAAATTTACATTCTTTAATGCGGTTTTTAATCCAATTTCTAAATTCAGACTTTATTTCCAAAAATGCATGCAAATCACGCGCATTGACCGTTTGAACAGTTTCTTGATCAATAACCTGTTCTGATATTTCTATAAGAGTGTTCATGTGAACTCCTATGCAGTTAGACGTTTCTTAATGACACTCAAAAAGAGTGCCGGGTGCTAAGAAACACGGTGCATAGTCCGTCGTCACGCTTTTCCCATAAGGGTATTGTATAGCGTAACTACACCCGACAAAACCACTATATGCCACACGCATATAATGAGTCAAAGCCTTTAATGTGCGGAAAATAAACTGTTTCGGCAATCCATCCGCTATGCATTTAAGGTGTTTCTTAGGCACCTGATTCGACAATAGACATAATATTGACATGTTGTCAAATAAAAAATTAAAATATTGACGAGCTTCATGTCCTTTCTCATTCCTCTCTATCATAGAAAGGTGTTTAGCCATGTCTAAGGTAATGTGGTATTCTATGCTTGGACGCCCACCTTTTTCTAAATTTTTAGAAAAACCTATAAAGTCTATATTTTCTCGAAAATTACATTCTTTAATGCGATTTTTAATCCAGTCTGCAAACTTTGATGTAATTCCCAAAAATACATGCAAATCACGTGCGTTAACAGTTTGAACAGTTTCCTGTCCAACAGTTTGTTCCGATATCGGAATAAGAGTGTTCATGAGAACTCCTTATCGTTAAATGTTTTTGATTGACACTCGATAAAAGAGTGCCGGGTGCTCAAAAACACGGCGATAAGTCCGTCGTTATGCTTTCCCCCAAGGGGTATTGTATAGCATAACCACACCCGACAAGCCATTTATATGCTATACGCATATAATGAGTCAAAGCTTTTAATCTGCGGAAAAAAGACTGTTTCGGCAATCCACCCGCTTATCGTCAAGGTGTTTTTGAGGCACCTGATTCGATTATTCATATTGTCGCTACATTGTCAAGCGGCTTTCGAGATTTTTTACATTTTTGCTAATTTGATTTATCTATCTTCCTCATCCATATGGATTACGCCTTCGCCTTCATCACATGCGTTAGGGGGGGCGTTTGGATCAAGGGTATCATCTTTATCTGGTGTGGTGTTTGCAACGTTTCCAGCCGCATCTTCTTGGGTTTCATCAAAAAGCTCGCAATCTATTTTTGTGGTATAACCACCTGTTTTATCAAGCTTGTGTTTAACGCTTTTTATGCGCCATTCTGCTGGAATATAGGGGCGGAAAGGGGGCTCTTGAACAAGCTTGGCTTCTGCTTGCACAAAGGGATCACCTCCGATATCACATGAGAAAGAAGATTTCCCACGCGATGATTTATTGCGATAAGCCGCAATGGCTGCAACAGCTTCTGATTGATTGTGGTAGGTGTATTTGAGTTCATGAAACGGTGCTTTGCCAACCTTGACTTCCTTTTTTTCACCAGTACGGATATCATGATAGCTTGCAAGTACACCGCCTTTTTTCTCTTCATCTTGCTCTTGATTTTCAGGTGTTTTGGCTTCCGTTTCTGCTTTAGGCAAATTGGGGGCGTCACTTTCGTCCATATGGATAACATCTTCGCCTTCTTCAACTTCTTCTGGTTCTCGTGCATCAGCGGCGGCTTTTTGATCATCTCCTGCCTCTGTTGCTAAGCCATTGGCTGCTCCTGCTTCATCCCGTGCGCTGTATTTAAAATCCCAAGAGCTGCAGAGTTTCTCATGGATAACAACAACGGGGAGTGTTTCACCAGTGATGGCTTTGCCTTCGCCCCGTTTAGCTAAAACAAGTTTGCCATCAACGGGTTTTGCTACCGCATCATAGTCTTCTGCAAGGCGTGTGGCAAAAGCCATATCGCTCTCAGAAGTTTGATCAATGTGACGCACAACAATTTTTGCAAGAGCAGGATCAACTTTTGGTGTATAGCCATTGCGCTCTGCTATCTCTTGAATAATATTGCCAAGGGTTTGTTGGTGATAGGATTGGCTTTTGGGTGTTCTATAAGACGTGTTCATAGAGGCGGCGCGTCCTGTCACGCTTAAACTTTGTGGGGGGCTGCTTACAGAGATTTCATCAATCAGATAGGCTCCCATATCGCGGTTTTTACCGCCTTCATAGCCAAGTGTGACAGAAATGATTGTTCCGATGAGAGGGATATCAAGAAAGCCATTGTCGCACTCACGGGCACGGTCATCAAGCTCTATGGTGATGCGGTCACTTTTGTCTTCTGCTTCATCCGTAATTTCAATCGACAAAACATAGTCCATCAGCGTTCTTGTGATGTCCTCTCCATTTGCCATCACTGTGCAAAAAGGTTTCATGATTGACTGCCCCAAATTCTAATGACCGGTGTGGCTTTAGGATAGGGAAGGATTGGCAAAACGATTGTGATGCCTGCTTTTAAGATGGGTCCATAGTCTGCAAGACCAAAGTTTGCTGCATAAACGCGTTCAACAGCAAGGGCTTGTTGACCCTTGGCATAGTATCTCCAGCAAATGGCATCAACCATATCGCCTTCTTTTGTCACGTAAAGATCACTCATAGCTCTTCACCATATTCTCTCAACTTTATTGTAAATTCTTGTTTTTTGGGGGTCCCATTTTGGTGAAAAATGCTTTGTTTTTCCTCTACAGAAAGAATGACAAACTTTCCTAAAATTTTCCCCTGACCCGTCACAAGGATATGAGGACCATTATGTGCCATTTGTCGCAAATACTCGATTTGTCCGTGACCGCCTTTAAAATCTGGATAGATCACACCGGTTAAAGAAAATTCCGCATTTGCAACGGCAGGCAATTGAAGTGCTGCTTTGCGCCCCAATCGCCCTTGCTCCACCCATGGAATGCCATAAGACATGTCAAGGGTTTGATAAGCGGCCGTTTCAATGGAAAAAATAAAACCACCCAAAGCTAACATCATGATGTTTAATCCGAAAGGCTAGAGGCGATAGCCAAGCGTTGCTGTTTGGCATAGCGTTCAAGGGCTTGATTGACAGCGGCGCGGATTTCGTCCTTTAAACCATTGGGGACGGAAATATTTAAATTTGAAATCATCACGCGGGCATCGATTTCTACTGGCTTATGAACCGTAATGGGCTTGGGAGCTTTGAAGGCGCCCACTTTTGTATTTGTAGCCTGCATTTGTCCTGCTTCGACTATGCCTGTATTAAAACCACTCTTGCGTTTTTCAGGGGGGGTATTTGTAACCACGGCTGTATCGAGCATTTTTTTTGCTCGTGTATTGGTTTCTTCGGTAAAGGTTTTAATGGTCTCCGTTGAAGTTTTGTTGATTGAAACATTAAACCCTAACTTTTCTTTCATCCAATTTGGCATCCAACTGGTTAATTTACGCATCATGCCGCTAAGCCAGTCAGACAGAGCGTTCCATTTGCTTTTGATACCTTCCCAAAGTCCGTTAATCAGATTGGTTCCTGCGGCCATTAAATCGACACCGAACAGCCATTCAATGAGTTCATTGATTTTTTTCGAAATCCAAGAGAGTGGTGAAAAGTTTTTAAAGAGCGCAAAGAGGTTATTGAAAGCATTACTACATAAGCTTGCAAAAGAATCCCATAACTTGCTTATAAAGCTTATGACTGTGTCCCAATTTTTGTAGAGCAGATATCCGGCAGCAACAAGAGCTGCAATACCGCCAAGTATCCAGCCAATAGGTGTGGTCATGATAGCAACACCAAGCGATATAAAAGCAGAACCAACGGCAGTTATTGCCGAAATCAGTGTACCTACAAGAGTTAAAGCAAGACTGGCAACTGCGGAAGCAGCTGAGGCTAATGCTGAAAGCAGTGATCTTCCCAGAGTAGCAGAAAATCTAATAAAAGCTTTATCTGCTGCGACTATTTTTGAGAGCAGGGATTTTCCAAGGTTTACAGCCAGACCGGTAATTTTAGAACCAACGGAAGTGAAGGCCGCAAGCACTGGTCCTGAAAGAGCAAAAGCAAGCCTGATAAAAACTGCGCTTACTATGGCTAGTGATGTAAGCAGCCAGCCATTGATTTTGTCCCAATTTTTGTAGAGCAAATATCCGGCAGCAACAAGAGCTGTAATACCACCAATGATCCAGCCAATAGGCGTCGTCATGATTGTGATACCAAGGCTAACAAAAGCAGCTCCCACGGCTGCTAATGCGGCAATGAGTGGACCAAAAATGAAGGAACCAAGAGCTACAAGCCCCACCTTGAAAAGAGTTATTTCACCAATCAGAGGTTCTAGCCATCGAAACCAGCCTTTAATCCTCTCTGTGAGATCACTGATGCCCTTTCTTAAATCAGAGGTAGGATTAAGCAAATCTTGTAAGACTTTTCTTAAGGTTTTCGCCCAGCGCGCAACGGTTGTTTGAATAAGGTCACGGTTTTCATCAATCAACTTTGAAAAACCGTCAACCATATCATTGATCACGGGCATGAAACGTGCACCAATAAAGCTCGCGATACCCCCTATTTTTTTCTTAAAGGCACCAAGCTTGTCACTCAAATCTGCGGCATAGCGTGCAACATCGGCACCTATCAGCCATTTTCCTTTTCTCGCTTTTGCAAACAGCTCTTTGATGGGCGCCATGCCTTGTGAGAGCATGGATGCCATCTCTTTACCATCACCCCCAAACAGCAGAGCAGCAATATGCTGTCTTTGTGCTTGATTTTTCATCTTACTCATCTTGTCGGTAATTTCTTCCAACAAAACGGAGTTTGATTTGAGTTTTCCAGAAGCGTTTTTGACAGAAATGCCAAGCGCGTCAAAGCCCATCATGCCTCTTTTTTGTCCGGCATATGCTTGGGCTGAACGCCTATTTAAAGTTGCCAAGGATTGTTGAAAGAGTTCGGCAGAATATCCTGAATTATCGGCGGCATCACCCCATAATTGAAGTGATGCAACACTCATACCTAAATGGTGTGAGGCATGGTGAAGACTATCGCCCAGATGCATGGTTTTCATGGTGAGGGCAGTTACACTTGCCACAAGACCACCTCCAGCAAGCCCTAAGACACCGGTAAAGACCGAAGCACGACTTGCCGCTGTGCTAAGAGCACCTTGAACACCATGAAGACTTTTTGTCATGTTTTGTACAGCAGCAGAAAAGCGCGGAATACCCAAACTATGGGATAATTTTTTTGACAATGTATCAAATTGCTTTTGTACACGTTTAAGAGGTGCGGTGAGTTCGTCTTCAAGAGACAATTTCACCTTTGCATCAGCAACTTTTTCACTCATTTTGTCTTATACCTTTCTGCTGCTTGTTTTCGCCAGAATATGAGTTCTTGTGGTTCCATTTCCATCATCTCTGAAAGGGACCAATGGAACACAATGGCAATATCGGCTATCAGTTTTGCGGCGGTTTCCCAGTCGAGGTATCCCGCCGTTTGATAAAAGACTCCAAGATCTCTCCAATGCTTGACAAATCATTGATGTCGAGTTCACTGATAGCCTCATGCGGCCATCCAGAAAGGCGTGCGATCATAGCGATTGTTTGCTCTACGCCTTCTTTTTTATCAATGGCTTGCAAATCTTTTGTTTTGGGGCGCTGTAAGGTAATTGTGGTGTGCTCTTTTCCTTCAAAGGTAATAGGGATAAGCAATTGATGGGTAACACTTTGTTGTATAGTCATTTTATAATCCTATGTTTTCTCTGTGGCCTGCGAGTTGATTGACGCCATTGAATTTTCTGATGAGATTGAGGACGTCTATCTCAACAATTTCAACGTCCTTTTGGACATATTTGAAATATTGCAATGTGAATGTTGCTGTAGAAGTTGCTTTGCCTCCCGGTTGCCATTCTGCCATTTCAAAGCCTTTGCAAAGTCCTCTCATGGTCATGACAACACCTTCTGCGGGTGTGCCTTGCGCTTGCATTGAACTGCGCAATGAGATGTTGACATCCGTGCGTCCCAACAGTGCCATTAATTCTGGAGAGCAATCAGAAATGGTCATGCTAAGCGTGAGAGTTTCAAGACCAAGATCAACTTCAATAGAGCTATCCATGCCGCCGCCGCGATAATTTTCAACGACCAAACTCAAATTCGGTAGGGTGACACTTTCACATTTTGCTTGATAGGGAATGCCATCGACAAAAATGTTAAAATATTTCAAAACTCTTGGTAAAACAGGTACTGTCATTAAAAGATCTCCTCTAGGTAATCATTGATGATTTGTGAACGGAACGTGATGTGTTCTGCGGGTGTTGTCGGGGTAAATTCCACATTGAAATAGACTCTGCCGCTTTCAATGGCGCTTGCTGTATTAAGCTCTAGATCAGGTGTACAACGCCCACCAAGAATAGCGCCTTGTGCTTTCAAATCACGCAAATAGGCATTAACGCTTTCACTGACATCATGCATGTACGTTTTTTTGATATTGCGGTCGACAGCCCATAGGTGTCCGCGCAAAATAGCATCATTGATCATATCTGCGGTGCGCACCACGGATAAAAAAGCAAATTTTGTATCGCTTGAGAGCGTGCGATTTCCCCAGAGACGATAGCCATTTTCGCGAATAATGGTTGTGATGTTTTGTTCATTGAGAAGGTTGGCACGGCTTGATCTGTCCCCAATGGAAAAATCAATGGGGCGCGCAGTTCCCACAATGCCATTGATCACTTTATTGGAAGGGGAATGCCAAAAGCCATGGGTAAAATCCGTTTTGGCAATGACACCAGCAACCGCTGCACTTGCTGGTTCTTCTATGATTTTGCCATCACGATTCACCTTTACAAACGGGTCAATGAGAATGGCGCGCTTTGAATCAAAATCCTTTGCTGTGCTAAGAGCTGCTTCATCTGTTGTGTTGGGTGCATCAAGCACCACAATGGCGCGCAAACGCTCGGCAATGCCAATCAATTCTGCTGCTATCCCATAACTTTCAACTGTCACAAGTGGTTCGTCTTGATAATCAAGTCCTTCTATTGATAAATCAGTTGTAGTACGCTTATTCGTAAATCCTGGAGCAATCAGAATGCGTGGTGTTTGTCCTACAATGGATTGTGCTCCAATGAAAGCATGAACACCTTCATAAGCGCCATTTGCGTTCACACCACCTAGAATATTGGTGAGTGTTGTATTTTCGTTGTCACCTTCTTGCACGCGTACGACAACGACAATTGCGCCCACTTGCTTGAAAATGAGATCAAGGGCATTGGGTAATGTACCGCGTCGTTTTCCTGTTCTATCCAGTTTTGCGGCTTGTGAAAGAGAGCCTGCTACCAAAACCGGTGTGTTAAGAGGAAAGGCTTGTTCATCGGCATCGGGTGCTGTGCCAACAATTCCGATAACGCCAGACTGAACTGCACGAAGGGGGCGGGTGCCGTCGTCAACCTCAACGACTTCAACACCGTGTAAAAAACCTGTTGCCATTTTATACTCCTTTGAAATATTGGCTAGAAATGAATGGGGAAAAATGAGGGTTGGATTTGAAATCGCACCCTTTAAAACAGCAAATCATCAGGATTTTGGTTCACTCGCATTTCAAATGCGAGTGAATAGTAAAGGGTAGCATTTCAAATGCGATCCTTTGAAAACAACAATATGTGAAATAATTTTTTAAAAGTATATTGACACTAATAAACCCTCATGTTACCTGAATCACAAGTGCTAGAAACACTAAACCATTAGCGGATAGGTCACGTAAGATCTCTCCCATGCATTTAAAATACTGATTGTCTTTTATGCTATTATTGGCATATAACGATTTTGTCGGGTGTAGCTATACTATACAATACCTTCTCACGAGGGGAAGGCATAGCGACGGACTAATGGCCGTGTTTCTAACGCCCGGCACCCTTGGGGGTGTCAATAGAGACATTAAAACCATTAGGAGTTCATCATGAACAATTTAGTAACAATCGATAGTGCTGGTATTGCTGTTACAACTTCTTTAAAAATTGCCGAGGGTGTGGGGAATACGCATAAAACAGTTATACAGTTAGTACGCAATAATCGTAAGGATTTTGAAGAGTTTGGTTCACTTGGATTTGAAATCCAAGTGAGTAAAAGAGACGGTAAAGGCGGTCAAAAGAGAGAAGTTGCTATTCTCAATGAACCACAAGCAACCTTACTCATGACTTATATGCGCAATAATGACACGGTGCGCGCATTTAAAAAAGCTCTCGTTAAAGCTTTTTATGATTTAAGAAATCAATTGATTGATAATGACCGCGATACACGGTTTGATTTTCCTAGCAACTGGAATGAAATGGGAGCGACTGAAAAAGCTGTCTACATTTATGGACCTCTCCATATGCATCTTGTTAAAGCCTTTACGTTAGTAGAAGAGAGTAAACATTATAAAACGCTTGTTGAAGAAGCCAAGCAAGTTTTAGAAAAAACTATTGTAAAAGCTGCTTAAGGTGAAACATGCTTTATCTCCTCGTCTTTAAAGGTGGGGAGAAGGTTACGAATGGCTATGTTCCATTTGCGTATCTACTTCATTAGCTGTTAGTGTTGGAATAGAAGAGACATCAATGTCCCTCAAGGCATGCCATGTATCATAATTGGCTTGAAGCTGTAGCCAAAGGGCTGGTCCATTTCCTAACAATTTACCAATGCGAGCTGCTGTTACGGCTGTGACTGGACGTTCTCCTTTAAGGATACCGTGCAAGTGCTGGCGTGATATTTGAAGAATCCTAGCAATTTCGGTTTTGCTTGCATTTAAATGTTCTAAGGATTCAGCTAAAATTTCTCCTGGATGAGAAGGACAACGATTAGGATTACGTGTGGTCATGGATAGTCTTCTTTGCAATTAATTTTAAAACCGTTACAATTTAAACAATATGCCATTGATATTATATCATTTAAAGAAATTTAAAAAATGAACATCAAGCCTATTCGCACTGAACAAGATTATCAAGAAGCCTTAGAAATTGTGTCTGCAATGTTTGATAATCAACCTCAAGAGGGGACTCCCGAATTTGATCAAATGGAGGCTCTTGTATTATTAATTGAAGCTTATGAAGCCGAACACTATCCTGTTTCTCCAACTCATGCGTAAAGAGAAGCACAAACTCATGGAGGGAATAAACTTGCACGTCAACATCAAGGATTTTACAACCACACCAATAACTGTCTGATCAAATATTGCTAAAAACTCAGATCTCTTACCATCCTTAATAAAGTGAATACGAAGTTTAAATTCTATTGCCATTTTGCTCTCCAAATCAATGGAGAAAACATAACAACAAGAGCTCCCTTTCATAAGTCTGACACTGTCAGTCAAAAAAAACCTTTAAAAGGGCTTTGAAAGATCAATAAAAAGGCTTTGAAAATCATATAAAGCCTTTAAAAACTTATACAAAAACCTTTAATTTAACTGCACCATCTCCACCCCGTCCAGCACCACTTGCTGTTCCATCCTCGCCATCTCGATACCCGCCGCCACCGCCACCGCCTTTGCCTAATTCAGCGCCGTTTCCTCCATTGCCACCATACTGGCTTTTTCCACCATTCCCTCCATTATTAGGTACACGACCATCACCTCCACTACCACCTCCACCTGCACCACCATAGCTACTATCCCCCCCATTGCCACCACGACCATTATTGGTACCACCGCCACCGCCTCCTCCTCCATGCCATGCATGGCTTTTTCCTGAAAAACCACTCTCGTTGTTGGACATAGAGCCACTACCACCTGAAACACCACCGCCACTATTCCCACCAATATAACCGTTATTTCCCTTGCCCCCGCGAGCTGTAAGAACAGACCCCACTAATGTATTGCCACCATTCCCACCATTTCCATATCCGCCTTTTCCTATCGTTATCACGTCATTATTCTGCAATTGGCGTTTTTGAATTTTTAGAGTAACACATTCACCGCCACCACCACCTCCACGTTGACCACCGCTACCGCCAGCTCCCCAAGCCGTAATTTCAATTTCCGTATCATCTGAGACACCGTCAGGCCAGGGAATATTGCCACTCTGCAGCATGGTAATTTCAACGTATTCTTCTTTACGTTTTTTGATTAAAGAATCTAATAAAGCATCCACTTGCGCCTTGGTATAAACAAGATCACCATCGACTTTTAAAGGTCCTTTAAGCAAGCTTCCCTTTGTGCTTAGGTTGGTGACCACTTCATTATTATGGGTGAGGCTAAACGGAGAATTTCCTAATAGCTCTAAGCCACCACTCATCGTGACTTTGCTGGTAAATTTATTGTAATTCCGCCATTCATTTGGATTTGCTAGGCGCCCATAGCTTGTCAGATCTTGATTGATTTTGGCTCTAAAATCATCAAGCCCCACGATATCTTCGGTTTTATGTTGGTGCGCACCTAACAGGGAGACAGCACTGCCAAAGGTAAAGTTATTGTTGCTTGATTTGTAGAGCACATAATTGTTAGCAGCATCTTTTGCTCCCTCGATATCGCTTAAATCAGCAAAAGTGAAGGTTTTATCCGCTGCCATTTTACCATTGAGAGCGCTTTCTAGATCTGTGATTTCGCTTATGGTATGCGTGTGTTGTAAAGGTGCCTTTTCGTCTATTTTTTTCTCAACTTGCGCTATTGCCTGATCAATCTTGGTCAAGTTTTCACGCAAAATAGGGAATTCAGAACTGATAAAACGCCCCTCTTTAGGCAATTCCATGTCGAGTTTTTTGGTTTTTGTCATCTCTCATTTTCCCCTCATAATATGCCGGCGCCAAAATCACGCACCATGGAGCGTGCAGCAGGTCCACCGGTAAGCGTGATTTTAAGGCGTGCTTGTCGTGCTGTTTTGTCACCACTGATAAATTTGCGTTCTGTCCAAAGTGGTTCAGCAAGTTGTTCTGTTTCGTCGAGTTTTAAAGGGACAAAGGTACCATCATCCAGTTGCATCTCGAGGGTGAAAGAGGAACCGCCCGGCAAGAAGGTTTTGATATAGCTGGTCAATCTTGCCTTTTCCCCAAAGGCAAAAGCCCGCGTGATATAAGTTGCTGTTTTATGAATCTTTCCTGCAATCAACTGAACCGGGGCAAATAACACCGGTGAAAGCTTCTCTGTGCCTTTAAGAATGGCGCGAAGCTTGACCTTTTCACTGATATATTCGCTAAGGCTTAGCAATTGAAAGGGTAGCAGTTGGTAAATCGTGCCGTTGTTGCGTTCAATTTCAAAGATGACAGAGCAATCGCTTGAAGGCAATTCGACAGCTGCACGCACTTGCAAATCAGAACAATCCACAAGATCAAAGGTGCCTAAATCAACCATCTTTTCTGTTTGCCTGTAGCGTGCAGCCAACACCCGAAAGGCTAATGCTTCATCTTGATGGGCGCTCCAGCTCTGCGCATTGACAGAAGAAAAACGCGGACCCGTCACATAGGGGTGGCTTGAGACATATCTTTGGCTGTCTTTATCAAAATCCCCAAGTTTAGCCAGTGATACGGAATGATCCGCATCATCGGTTTTAATGACAAAGGCGGTCAGACGATCATCAGGGACGGTTAAGGGTACATCATAGCGTGCGCCAGTCCACCCTTCCTTTGCACCCTTCATTGAATAGGAGGTTTGTGCTTGAATATCAGCGGTTGGATAACCGTTTTCGGTAGTGACCAAATCAATCACCAGATCATGGTTTTGATTGCCTATTTTACAAAGATGGAAATCAATCCCTGTGATTTGTCGTGTTTCATCGGGAGTAAAGACTTGGGCTTGCGGGTCTACTTGTGTCCATATTTTCACTGTGGTGGTACGTCGCATCACCTTTACATCAATCACCCCTTGACCGGTAAAAAGCCCCGTTGCTGTTGTTCCACCTTTCCCTCGTGCTATAACATTCTTTGTACCAGCCGTAATGTTTGGAGGAATCTTGAAACTCCCTTCAAGGGTGCCTTTGCTATCGGCAACAAGGCGGCTTGTTGGCAAGACATTCACGCCATCAAAGGTAAGACTGTCCAAGATTTCTCCACGACCAAAACCTTCAATCTTAAAATTCAATTTAATTTGTCTTAAAAAATCGATTTGCTCTCGAGTCTCATTGATGAGGTCATCACGTACTTCCGTGTTACGGATAGTTCTCCCGCGATTCCATCCCATATTGAGTTGATTGGTGACACTTGAAAGCCAATCGGTGCGCTGTTCATGCCAAAAATCTGTTGCGGGGTTCAAGGTAACAGTCCCGGGCAAAGGCGCAAAATTTTGATAGGGGTTGATCTTTTCGCAAGCCGTTGTCAATTCTTGTGCAATGATCACTTCATTTGTCCAGTCAAGGGTGATGGGTGCGGTCAGGTGAGCGGTGTAAAAGGTTGGATCAATAGCAAGCTGTAAAATGCCATGACCAATAGCTCCTGTTTGTTCAAAACCTTCGTCTCTGTAACTGTCATCGAGAAAAGGGTCTGCAAACATGCCTTTTTTGGCAACGGGCTCTTTAGAGTCAACATTGCTTTTAATGCGCTCTAATTGCATGAGGCGGTCAAGAGAGAGCACCCGTTGAAAATAACGCCACATCTCATCATAAGGCGCAACACGCGTGCCATCATTAGCCACTTGGGGGGTGCTAAGCCAATTGTTGGTAATGGTAGCAAGGGAGAGCACATCATCCGGGACACTGGGTGCCATGGGTTGGTCTGCCGAGACGCCTTTGATATAGACAACATTGCCTCCTGTGTTGAGACCAATACGGTCAATGCGGGGGAGTTTATAAGTGTAGCTTACAATGATATCACCTCCCTCAGCCCCTCCTGAGACGGTGATTTCCTGCGCTGTTACTTTATCCGCTTTTATGCTCGCGCGGTATCGATAGGTCACTTTATAACTACTGCCGGGGAGTGGTTCATCGCCCATGGGCGCCCAATCAATGGTGTCTCCGGTTTTTTTGAAATCCTTGCCTTCTTTAAATTCCCTGGTTCCTTGAACAATTTTGATAAAAGCGGTGATGCTTTTGTCCGCCACCCCATCACGCCCGGAGGCAACTGCACCGCGGGTTATTGTCACGGTTTTTTCTTTCGTCAACAAAAGGGAATGAACAGCAGCAATGGGAGCGTAATAGGTTTTAAAGGTAAAGCTTGTCTTGCCCTTTGGAGGTGCAAAAATATGGGTTTCACTAGGAACGGCACTTGTCGAAAAATCCTCGAGTTCTTCATAGCGCAAAGCAGCCAAACGCTTGCGTTTGAAACCATTGATATTGGCTTCTCCCTCTTGAATACTGAACACTTGCTTTTGTCCCTCTTGCCCCAAAGCTGTGACACGGCATCCCCCCACGATATAGTGTCCATGGGCGCGATCATACGTTGCAATGGCTTGCATAGCGGGTTCAAGTAATGAGGGGGATTTTTGATCAATCAAAACACCATCTTGCAAAATATAGACCGGAAAAAAAGTCCCTTTCTGGTCATCATCTTTGAGAGCCCAGACAAGTTTTGCGACCTCGCGTGCCGCCCCGGGCTCTCCTTCTGCCAAGGAGCCTGGAACTTGTCCTAACAGTTCTGGATCATCCTCATATGTCACCCATTTCTTTTGCAACTTTACACCGATTTCCACGCGCCCCATCATGGAAATATTCTCCAAGACAGCATTTGAGACGGGAAAGATATCGCCTGCGATATAAATCTTGCCCTCCGTTAAGGTAACGGTTTTTGTGTCTTTATTGACAAAGGCATCTGCTCGTTCAACGCGGTCTCCTTCTTGTGCCACAAGGCGCCCCAAACGGTCATGACGCCCCCTTATGATGGTTTGCATTTCATTGAGTTCACCACCTTGAAGAAAAGAGCGCCTGCCATAAAACACCACGCTTTGTTGTTCATCTTTGCCTACCGATCTATCAATTGCAAAGGGTAGTCCGCTTTCATGTTTCATGTTAAAACCTCAATAAAATCTTGAATTGTTCGCGAACATCAGCACGCAAAGGAATGTTGATGGGTGTTTTGAGAATTTCTACACCGCCACGTAGTTCATCAGCCCCTAACCAAAGTTTACCAAGGGGTGTTTGTTCTACGAGAGAGCCATGAACGAGGAGGGAAACAGAGGCAGCTTGTTTGTTCTCAACATCCTCAAAATCTGTGCGGGCTGCAAGAAACAACATTGTCCCTGTTGGAGAAGGATTAAATCTGTTGCCGCAATGGCTGTAAACACCCTCGACCGCTTGTTCGACAGGCTGTACAGCATAGCATCTTCGATAGCCAATCAGAGTGTTATCGAGATCTCTTAAAGCCAAATAAAGGGGACGGTTTTGGAACCACTTTGCTATGAGTATATCGCGTTCGTGTTTTTTGACCGAACACCAGGGGAAATTTGCCAACTCCCAAGGGTAATCGATTTGGTTCCAGCTTAACTCCTCATCCACATCATCAATCCAGTTGCCAATGAGTTTGCCTTCTTCTTTTGTGAGCGTGTGTTTGATTTGTGTTGTGCGTCCAAAGGAAAACAGTGTGTCACGAGCTGTTAAGCGCACGCCACTTTCAAAATCCAGCATGCTGTCATCAAGGTGTGACATATCGCCTTCTGTGGCTTCCACATCATAACCATAGGTGCTACGGCGAAAATCAGAGCGAAAGCTTTTGGAAAGGTCGACAATGGCTTCAATGGCTTCAAGGCTGCTTTGTTCAGGCAATTGATCAAAATCAAGTTGAAAGGAATTCCACCATGCACGCCCTGACCATGCGGGTGTAAAGCGTGCAGAAAGCTCTAACCATTTAAGTCCCAATTCAATGGCTGCAACAGAGCCACGCAAGCGCTGCCATGCAAGCCCTTGGTCAATCAGATCATAGAGGTTTGGAACATAAGGCGTGAGTTCACCAAGTCCATATTCTTCAATCAACCATGGCAAAAAGCGGGGAGGGCGTGTGATCAGTTTTGCACGTGAAATCCCCAAAACAGCTCCATCAACATCTTGATGAAAGTCGCAAGCATCGGCAAGGCGTTTCTCAAATTCTGTTGCATGTGAGGGGAGCAGCGAGCCAACCATTAGCGCGCCCGCCCTTTAAAGTTTAAGGTGATTTTGCCAATCGATAAGATTTCTTCATCACAAACCACACTGTCCTTTGTTGGTGCAATGGCAATCACTTTCTGGACACCAGGAATCATCAGTTTTGAAACCCACCACGAGAGGCTTAATTCGCGACCAATGGCTTGTTCTTGTTTCCAAGCCGTGCGTAAATTTGCCTCCATTGTCGTGAGAATTTTCAAAGATGCTTCTGGGAGCAGCCAAACATCGGCTTCTAAGTCCAGCACTTTTTTGACAGCAGCATGCACAATAATGGTATCATTGGTCATGATGATATTTTTTCTGTGAAGAGCTTGTGAAACTGTTTGTAAGAGATCTTCAGAGGCTGTCCCTTCTTCATTGTTGCCAAAAATAGCAACATAGATGGTTGGATCTTTGCCTTTACGATAGATAATGGCATCTTTCACTCGACTATCGGCTGTTAAGGCGATAAGCTTGTAATAGGGTTCTGTTCCACTTCCATTTCCCCCACGGGCATGAAGCTGTACGCGTTCACGATACCTCTCATCACTCTCACCCTCTATGCGGGCAATACCATGCCAGTTTCCCAAAGCATCAAGGGATTCACCGGTGGCAAAATCAAGAATATTATTGCGTGCTGCCTCGTTAATACGCTGTCTTAAAAGCAGTTCTCGATAGCTAAAAGCCTCTATGACTTTTACGGCTGGATCACTTTCCAAAAATGTATATTCAGGTAAAAGCTCTTTTAAATGGGTCAGAACAGCAGCGCGGATTTCCTCAAAAGAAAGTTCTGTAATAATTTCCGGTTTTGCAAGCGCTCTACTCATTGTATCAATAATCCTTCCATGGTGATGGGCTTTCCTGATGGCAAATACATGCCCTCAAAAGACAGAGAAACTTGTCCGGTTCCAAGCATTTTAAAATCAATCTTTTTGAGCTTAAAACGTGGTTCCCACTTGTCTAAAGCTTCAGCAACGGCGGCATAAAGAGCAATAGAAAAGCTGCTGTTAACCGGTGCATCAATGAGTTCTGCAATGCGTGAACCATAATCACGTCGCATCACCCGTGTGCCAATGCGTGTTGATAAGATATCAATAATCGACTGCCGCAAATGCTCTATGCCAACCAATGGCTTTCCTGTTGTGCGGTCCATTCCACTGTTCAATTTGGACCTCCTGTCATGGAGCCACCAGGGGAAACACCTCCATGAACATGGCTGTTTCCAATATTGGTGCCATTATGCTTTAAATCACTAGAATGGATGGAAACACCCTCACTTGAATGAAGAGCAATGCCATCATCCGAATGGAGTGAAACACTTCCACCTGCTTTCAGGGCAATGTTTTTTTCTGCACTTAAACTCAGGTCACCTTGTGAAATAATTTTGATGCCCTCTGCGGCTTGCAGTTCTAACTTTTTACCATCCCCTTTTATCGATACGCCATCAGAAATCGTGAGACTAAACTTTCCTCCTGATGTGAGGTGAAGGGCATAGCTGTTTTGTTCATCGTCATACTCAATGGTGGTTCCATCTGGATAAAGTGTCTTATGAAGATTGCCTTTATCGGCTGCTTGGTTTGCATCGGTATGAATAGAGCCAACAATCACCCCTTGTGATAAATCGCCTGATGATGAAACAACAACCACTTGTTCTCCAACATCGCGCCCTTCATAAGAGCGTGTTTTACCAGCACGGGCTTGGGTATCTGGAATCCAATCACTGACAAGATTTCCAGTTTTTACTCGATAGCGTGCGTTTTTATGGTCAACATGGCTAATTTTCCCTACCACAACCATATTGGCTACACGTCTCTTTAAATCGGTGATCTCTTTATCGCGTCGCTCTAACATGGTCACCTTCAATTTTATGGTATTTGTCTTTGTTTCCCATACCTGTTTCGGGTTTAAAACCGACAAGGGGTTCAACAACTCCTACGGTTGCCTTTCCTTCATCAGGGCAGGGGATATTGGTTATGTGCGTCACGTCAAAGGTTAAAATTGCACCATGGAGTGCTAGGGAACCATTATCACCAAAGGCAAAAGCAATATTTTGTAAGCGGCATGTCTCAACGGTGTTGTTAAGATTGGGATTGGCATAGAAAATCTCTTCAACTTCCCATGCTAATTGGTCAACAAAACGTGCGCCATCTTCACATGTTGCATAGCATTCAACATCTACTGTTAAAACACGCCGCCTTAAGCCAAAATCATGTCCATCTTCAATGGTTTCACTTTGCGTTGAGATATTAATAGCTGGCATTGTTTCAATAAATAAATTGAAGTCACGCATATTGAAAACATTGTCACCAGCCACTGTTTTTGCTGCCTTTATTAACGCAACAAATGTTTCTCTTATCGTCTCGCGGGGGTGCATGGGGGGGCTCCTGTTCAATTAAGTGTATAAAATGATTGACTAGGATTAATAATGATACTATTATTGATTATGAGTAATAAAGTTGCAAAAATAATCAGCTTGATGAAAGCATCACCAAAAAACATCAAGTTCTCAGATTTGTTGGCTGTATGTGTCTATTTCTTTGGAGAACCAAGGAACAATCGTACAAGCCACTTTGTTTTTAAAACACCGTGGCTTGGTGATCCTCGTGTGAATATTCAAAAAGATTCTGGCAATAAGACAAAAGTCTATCAGGTTAAGCAAGTCTTACAAGCGATAGAAAGGATGAAACATGAACAATAATCATTATACATATCGTGTTTTGTGGTCGCAAGAAGATGAGGAATATGTCGGATTATGTGCAGAATTCCCATCCCTTTCATGGTTAGACGCTCAAGCAGAGAAAGCTTTAAAAGGCATTATGGATCTCGTTTCAGAGGTTGTTGAGGATATGCAACACAACGGAGAAGAGGTTCCCGTGCCTTTGTCACATGGTAAATATAGTGGTAAGTTTCAATTAAGAATTCCACCAGAACTTCATAGAAAACTCGCAATTCAAGCCGCCGAAAATGGTGTAAGTTTAAATAGATATATTTCTTCTAAACTTTAAAGCTTTTAAAGGCGGCTTATACGCACCAAAAAAAGATTAATTTTTATGGAAACCTCTCAATTAAAACAAATACCCGTTTTCAAGACGGATGAGGAAGTAGAGAACTTTGTTGATACTGCCGATCTCACGGATTATGATTTAACTGGTTTTAAACCCATTTATTTCGAATTTTTACCTAAAGAAGCCTCTTAGCCACCTCCCCATTTTGGAGAACGGGGAGGGGATTTCTGTTTTTTGAACTTAAGCAACCTTTTTAATAGGGTTATCCAAATCTGGTTCGTAAGCGCGCAACAAAGAATCCATGCTATGCGGTAACTCTGAATCGCCAAAATCTGTTAGAACTGTTAAGATTTTAAGTATACTTGGCATCTCATCTTGAAGTTTTAAAATCAAAGCTTTTTCTATTACACTCATAGTATCAACCAGAGCAGTACAATCTTTATCATTCATATTTTCATGTTTAGAAAATTGAGATAATGCCATCCACAAATCGCATAAGAAGTTGGTGTCTATCTTCATTGTACACCCCCAAAGATTTGCTCTCTTAAGCATGCCAATCCTCTGGAGGTGATTTTCGTTGAAGGGAGCACCTTTTCTGTACCATCCGGTCTTTGAATGGTGATAGCAGGGCAATCCATAAAGCCTTTCTTGATCTTGTCCTGATAAGGTAACAGAGGCGCCCCTGGAGCTCGTCGATAGACCCAGTCATGTTTGCGCAAGTAATCGGTTAAGTCCTTTGGTCGCACCTCCAACATCTTCGCCGCTTCAATTAAACCAAACAGACCATCAGAACGTTTTAACCCTTCCAAAGCCTCTGCTTTTGGTGCTAATTCTGCAATAACATGGTCTTTTTGCTCGATTTGACTTTGTAGGTGATTCAAGACACCAAGTAATGCTTCGGGTTTGGAGTAATCAACTTGTGGAGGGGCTATCTGTGGTGTTGCTACTTGTTTTAACCGTCTTTCACATTCGATAAAGTATAAACGAGCTTCTCTACCTTTCTTATTATTTTCAAGCATAGAGAGCTCTTTGGCTACGCTTAAAGTCAGATGATAATCTTTACGATTGTGACCACCTCTGCCTTTGCTCCCCAAAATCGGGGAGCAAACAAAATCTTGATTTTCTAATAAATTATATTTGTTGATACGGTCAGTAATCCAAGTAGAGAAATCTTTTCCTATTTCCAAAAACGTATGTAATTCACGTGCATTTACCGTCTGAACAGTGTCGCCACCAATACTGGTTTGATATATGTCGATTAAATATTGTGCCATGATTTGGCTCCTATGTGCTTAAAGGTTTTTCATTGACACTCTATGAAGAGCGCCGGGTGCTGAAAAACACGGCACATAGCCCGTCGTTATGCCTTTCCCATAAGGGTATTGTATAGCATAACCACACCCGACGATATTATTATATGCCTGTAGCATATAATGAGTCAAAGCTTTTAATTGGCGGTGAAAAGACTGTTTCGGCAATCTATCCGCTATGTGTTTAAGGTGTTTTTCAAGCACCTGATTCGACAATAGACATAATGTTGACATGTTGTCAAACAAAAAATTAAAATATTGACGAGCTTCATGTCCTTTATCATTACGTTCGATCATGGAAAGGTGTTTAGCCATGTCTAAGGTAATGTGGTATTCTTTTACTTTTCCACCGTTTTCTAAATTTTTAGAAAGCGTTATAAAGTTTATGTTTTCCAAAAACTTACATTCTTTAATGCGATTTTTAATCCAGTCATTAAAGCGGGCTTTTATCTCTAAAAATGCATGCAATTCGCGTGCATTGACTGTTTGAACAATCTCTTGTCCAATTGCTTGTTCTGATATTTTAATGAGAGTCATTGTAAACTCCTTGTGGGTTAGATGTTTGTTAATGACACTCGAAAAGAGTGCCGGGTGCTAACAAACACGGCCACAAGCCCGTCGCTATGCTTTTCCCATTAAGGGTATTTTATGGCATAGCTACACCCGACAAGCCATTTATATGCTATACGCATATAATGAGTCAAAGCCTTTAATGCGCGGAGAAAAGATTGTGTCGGCAATCTACCCGCTTGTGGATTCAAGGTGTTTGTTAGGCACCTGATTCGATTATTCATATTGTCGCCACATTGTCAAGCAGTAATATTACATTTTTCTCAATTATATAAGTACGTCTTTACTTCATTTGTCGACTCGCTTTAGATTTTCCGCTTCACTTTTTTATTTATAGCGGAGGGGAAAATAATGCTTGATACACTTAATATAATTGCGATGATCGTGTGCTTGTTATCATTGCCAATGATGATTGTCGGACTCGTTTTAGTATGTATAAAGAAATGGCGGAAAAACGGACTAAAAACTCTTGGTATTGGAGTTCTATTATTTATCAGCTCTGCAATAGTAGGTGCTTCTGTACACAAAGACAAACCAGATCAAGTTGCACACAATAATGAAATTGTTTCTTCTTCCTCAACTTCGTCAATAGATGTTAGCTCTCAAGATGAAAGCATGACTCAGGTACCAGCTGAGAGTATTGATAAACAAATCACCTCCATTCAAGACAATAAATCAGATGAAAATGATGGATTAGGCTTTTGGGGATGGTTTTGGTTAATTTTCTTTGCGTTTTTTGCATTTTCCATTTTCGCTTATTGGCAAGATAAACGCAAAAAACGTTTTGAAGAGAAAGTTCCAGAACAGGTTTCAATGTCGCTCCCTCCTGCACATCCTTCTTCTTATTTCTCAGTCGTTAATAAAACATCTCCGGCATTTAAAAACGAACGATTGGAAAAGGGGATCAAGATTTTTCTCCTTTGTGCTCTATTGATTGGGGGCGTAGTAGCAATAATAAGTATTTCACCATGGTTATTAGTAGCCACTATTATTGTTTTACTTTTGGGGGTCGCTGTCCATTCTGAAAATAAAAAAGTAAAGCTTTTTGAAGAACAAGTTGCGATGTTGCAACCAGACATTCCTCCCTCTAATTTTGAGGAAGGATGTAAAATGCTTCAAGAACTTGACGCAAGTGAGTATGATTATCGTTTAGCACGCAATGAAAAACTGTTGGGAGTTCAAGAACGCGTTTCCTTTGATATTAGTAAAAAGACCAGACTTTTGGGACGTCTTTTGGTTACAGATAAAGCTATTGTATTTGAAAGTCCCGAAAGGAATGAAAGGACTACTTGGACACGAATTGCATCAGTAGCTATAACATACAAAGGATGCCAAATCAGTCGCCGTACCGGTGTTCCACTGAATTACCAATTCACTGCTTTTTCAAGTCCAAGGTTTACAGCAGTAATTCGAACGCTTGGATAGCCTTATTGATTTTAAACACACCAAACAAAGATACCTCATTGTTTTTGCTCCCGTAAAATAAGTTTATACATACCGGATTCTGAAGCTTGGACATCTGAGACAATGAAGTATTCTTGAGAGGCGTCTTCAGTGTTTTCAGGCGCCATCACAACAACGCTATCTTGAGGTTTTGGTGGTATTCCCCCGATATCATTGATACAAAGATCAAGTTCCTTTTTTGCGATTGTGGTGGGGATTCTGCCACCAGCCTCCGATTCCGAATGTTTAATGGTGTAAATCGCTGTAATTTGAAACGATTGTTGATTATCCTTTCGCGTGTAGATGACGGGTTGCCCAAAGGTGTTGCGCACGTCTTGAATCATTTTATGAAGCAACCCATGCCATCGCATGTTATTTTCCTCCACTGACCGCTTTAAAGAGCATTTCAGGACGCGTGCAAATATAAAGCGGATAGCTATAGACCTCCGGTTTTACCCATGCATTACGGTCGTTATCAACGATCAACATGGTGTAGAGAGGTTTTCCAACCGTGTTGGCAAAATCCAAACTTTCTCCTGGTGCAAAGGTTTTTTGAAACACTCCCGGTGCATTGGCAGGCAAGAATTGACATTCATCAGGCTTAATGCCTATGGCGCGCTTTGTTCCAGCCTTCGCACTCACATTATAGTTGTGAATGCTCCGGTAATTAATGAAAGTGACGCCCGCAAAGTCAAAACTGCCAAAGCTCCCAGAGCCAATCGCACTTGGTGTTGCAACACCTCCAGCACTATTTAAAGTTTGTGCAAGAGCTGTGTTGAGATAAGTCTCACGAATTGTTTTATGGTTTTTCAATTTGGAGAAAAATTCATTTCCACAAAGCCCAATAATGCGTGAACGATCAGAAAATGCTCCCTTTGAAGCTTCAATCATTTTCATAATGACTTGATCAACATGATCCGCAACATTTGTTGTTTCATTATTGAGTTTAAAATCAATCGGCTTTGGTGGTGCGATTTCCCATTCCTTGTACCAATCGACAATAACAGAGCCATCGGCATCAAGCACAACACCCTGGACAGCGCCAAGTTGCATGTTTTCCCATGTCAATTCGATTTCAGAAATCAGTTTCTTTTGTTTTCTGGCAATATATTTCATTGCCGTCTCTAACTGGTCTTCTGTACCAAATTCCCGTCGGTTCTGGATTTCCTCTGATTTCACCGTATCACTTTTGGCAATACGTGTTGTTTTGAAAAAGCGGAGATTCCGCCCATCTCTATCACCTTCAACCAAGGGGGCGCCACGTTCACTGGTTTGAATCAAGGACAATGTATTGTCACGTCTTTCAATACCAACCACTGTGGTGCTTGTTTCCACTTCCTCAAAAAGATTAAGAGAACTAATGAGACCCGGTTGAAACTCATAGTTTTCAATCGCTTTCATCATTGTGGTGGCAGAGAAAGCATCATGTTTAAAAAAATTCATATCCATGTGCGCATTCTCCTATCGAAATAGAATGTTGTTATGGTCTTCTAAAAACTGAATGGCATCTTTCTTCTGATCGTCTGTGATGGCATCTGGCCATAGCAGTTCAGAAGCTTTTACGGTGCATAAGCGTGCTGTAATCACCGCGCGTTGATCTGCCTCTGTTGCATCAACAGTGGCAAAAGAAATCCCAACAGGTCTTGTACTGCCATCTGATGCTGATGGATTAAGAGGAACATATTTTCCTGTTGCCATTATTTTTCCCATAACAGTGCCGGCTTCAATGAATGCTCCTGATGCAAATATCACTTCTTCATTGGACATATCCGGATCGTAGGGTCCAAGATAAGCACCATTGCGTACGTCTTCATAAAAAACTTGACTCATTTTATTGCCCTCCAAGCTGTTTCCCATTTTGCATGAATTTTTTCCTTGCTCGTCCCATCCCTATGAGGAGCTGTGGTTGATAGTTTTAAAGATGCGCTTTTCGAGACAGCGGCGGTTAAAACAACATTTTTTGCTTTCTCAACACTCATGCCGCTTTTAATGGCTTTTGCTGCATCAAAAGAAACGCCTAAGCGCTTTGCTTGCCTTTCAAGGTTTGTCAGTGCCTCGCCACGTTTTCTTTCCTTTTCAAGAGCAGCTTTTACGCTTTCCTGTTTATCTTCGTCCTCATCTTCGTCTTCGTCGAAGTCTTCATCAATGTCGCTCTTGTTTTCGTCCTCTTCGTCTTCGTTGATGACGTCGACAACTTTTTCATCATCATCTTCTTCGGCGCGGTATTGTGTGCGTGCCATGTGTTTTGTCCTTCTTTTGTTGCTGTTGGGGTTTGTGATATGGAATCCGTTAAGGCTTCCAAAGCTTGCGCAAGGGTGCCCTGCGCATCTGCTAATCCAAGCTCTAAAGCTTGGATGCCTATAAAAGTTTCTGCTTTTGTGTCACGAATTGCGTCCGCACTCAGAGGTCTGTTTTTTGCAACCCAATCGACAAACATCTCGTAGAGCAGGGCACAATCGGCTTGCATTTTTATCTGTGCTGTATCGCTCAAGGGTTCGTGAGAATTGCCATGCGTTTTGTGATCACCTTCAAAAACAAAGGTCCATTTAAGTCCCTGTTTCTCATCTGCAAGAGATTGGTCAAGATGGGCGCAAACAACCCCAATGGAACCCACAACACCTGTGCGTGCAATCCATATTTGAGAAGCTGCACAAGCAATGGCATAAGCTGCCGAACAAGCAAATTCATTGGCATGCGCCCAAATGGGCTTGGCATATTGTTTTGAAAGGGTTTGAAACTCTTCAACCAAATCAAAGATGCCACCGGCTTCTCCACCACCACTATCAATATCAAGTAAGACAGCATTCACATCAGGCTGTGCAATGGCTTCACGAAAAGAAGCCCTTAAACCTTCATAAGAAGTCAAGCCCGATAAAGCTCCAAGCCATGCGCTACGGCGTACAAGTGTGCCATGAACCGGTATGATGGCAATATTGTTTTGGACCACGTAAGTTTCTGGTGGTCTGAAAGCTTCTGTATTACCTTGCGAATAAGCTTCAATGGGAAACTTTTCACCTGCAAAAAGGCGTGGTGCAAGAGCATTAAGGATGATATCAAGCTTTGTGGAGGCAAGCATGTGTGGAACCACAAAAAGCCGTGATGCCAAAAACGGCATGTCGAGATTATTCACCATTTTTGTGTGCCTCGCTGCCTTGGTTGCTTTCATAAGTCTCTGAAGGGTCTGAATCTGTGGTATCAATTATTTGATTGTCACCAGAGGATGCCGCCATATCCGTATCAAAAGATAAACCGCGTGCACGAGCATCTGTGTGTTCTTCCTCAAGTTCGGCATGAATGCTGTCGATATCAAAGCCGCGCTCGGCCAGTGCCATGCGTCGTGTTTTCAAGCCTGCACGGATTTCTTCTTTTTCTGCCGAAATATCCTTGTTTGGATCAATCATTTCAAGGGGTGGTGCAAAGCTTTCACATTGAAGCCATGGCAAGGGATTTTCTTCCCATCCGGGTAAGTGAACGCGTCCAGAAAGTACTGCCATTTCAACAAAACGTTCCCAAACAATGCGGTTAAACTGAAAGGCAATGATATGTTCACGCCATTGTTTGACATGCCGTCTAAACTGAATGATAGAAGTTCGCACATTGGAAAAATTACCGCGCGTAACGTCTCCAGTAACAACGGCATAAGGCATATTGAGAGCCGAGCAAATTTTTAAAATATTGCGAAATTGGAAAGCCTCATAAGAACCTCCAACCTCAACAGGGGTTGAAAATGTAATTTGTTTTTCGCCATCCACCATGTTGACCGAGCCAGGGTAAATTTTATCCACGTCAGCTGCCTCTTCAGGCTTCTTTGGGAGCCTCGTTTGTTCACGATTCTCCTCTAATGCCGCATCATGAGATTCCTTTCCTGTAATAAACACTGCAAAAAGAGCCGCTGTCCTTTTTCGATCAAGTTCTGCATCGTCATAGGATTCGAGTTGAAAGATCTTTGTCATAGAGCGCGTTATTTTGGGAGAACCGCGTAATTGTCCTGCGATACGGCGCTCTTTGATATGAAGGACCATTTCAGCAGGCACACGTATGCGGTCTTGGCTCTTAAAGGCTCTGTTTGCAGGGCAATCATCATAGGGATGATGTTCCCAGAAATGATAAGCAACACGCTTGCCACTTGCATTAAACTCAATCCCCATACGAATGTAATTGCCTTCAGTTTCAGCAGGTCCATTGTAGGTAAGGTCCAGCATTTCGGTGGGATAAATTTGCAATTGAAACGGCACACCAGAGCGCCCATAAAGGTCAACATAATGCAGCCTGACAAAACATTCTCCGGTTAAAAAAACCTCTCGTGCAATCGTTGCTTGTAGACCATAAAAGTTGGCATCTTCATCGTAGTCTGCTTCATCAACCCATTGCCACCATAAGTCTAAAAGCTTTTTCTTTTCTTCTTGAAAACCTTCAATACGAGGATAAGGTTTAATCCCATCACTCACAGCCGCAGAGACCCATTCCTCCGTTGCAGATCCATAAAGAGATTCATTGTCATAAAGCCATCTTGAACGGGCAACAATGGTATCACCGCATTCTTCAATTGCTTTATTGATATGTTTTTTTGCGGGATCAAAACCACCCATGCGACGGCTTTTGCTTGCAGCTTCAAAAGGCGGATTATGTTGACGAGAAATTGTAAAAAAGCCTGTGAGTTTATTGAAAAAGCCAGCCATTAATAGCCCCTAGAGATATTTAAATAAAAAACACGTGAACCTTTGCGTCCTTCAAGGTCCGCTATTTGCGTATTGATCATTTCAAGAGCTCTGCGCAGTTCCTCAACAGAGCGGTTGCTGACTTGCTTATCGCCGTGACGCACTGATTGCGCTCCCGAATAAAGAGCCTCTTCAATTTGTTCTCGCCGCCTTTTTAAACTTTCCAGTCTGTCAGTTTTGCTGTTTACTTGGTTCAAGTCTGTGCGCATAAATTACCTCCAGTCCCCTCGCATATAAGGACTTATCACTGTTCTGAATGGCTTCTTTTTAGGCTGTGTTGTCTGAGATCTTCTTGGAGAAGGAGAGGGAGGATGTTCTGATGTTGGCTGCTCTAAAGCACCTTCAATTTTAAGTTTTTCCAAACGCTCTTCTAAGATATCGACTTCTCGATTAAGGTTTATTCCTGCCGAAATCAGACCTTGTAAAGCAGCATAAGCATAGACTCTACAGTCCAAGGCTTCATTTCTTGCCTTTTCACTTTTTTGCCATTCAATACGCTTGAAACCTTTAAAATATTTAATGACTTTTCTTTCAGCGGTTAGCTGGTCAAAATATTCCTGGTCAAGGCTTTTATGAAAGTGTGTTGCACCAGCCCCCGTTGCTTCAGGACCCGATTTCTTAAACCGTGCTGTAATGATATCTTTCGCTGCATCAACCCCAACAATATAAAGATTAATCTGTCCTTTATTGTTTTTGCTTGGTCGGCGTGGCCATACCGCACGCCATCCCGCCTGTCCTTTAATCCCCCAGATACGCCGCCCCTCACGCGGGCGTACATAATTATAAACCGCCTGTGTGTGTCCACCACCGGTATCAATACAAGCCGCTGTTATCCTAATCCCCTCTTTATAGCCTGGATGTGGCCAGCGCTTTGCAAGATATTCATCCAATTGGTCCCACACTTCAAAAGAAGAGGGATCACCAAGGATAACTTGATAATCAATATGCCAACTTTCTTCACTACGCCCCCATCCCACCACTTCAAGCTCTAAACGGTCATTTTGCACATCAATGCCTGCTGTCAACACGACGGCTTGTTCTGGTGCAAGGGGATACTCTTCGCGTTTTGCATAGAGGCTGTCTGGATCAACAACTTCGCCTGTTCTGTCCTCCCATGGCTCTCCAAGCACTGTATTGACAAAAGGCTGTAGAAGAGCTGGATCATCCTTGGCATTTAAAAACTCTCTTGCGCATTCCCCCCATGTAAGCCAAGGAGAATAAAGTGCCGAAATATGATAAGAACGCAAATTGGGTCTGCTTGACTCACTGGTTGGGACCCAGCATGCACCTCTTTCTTCACACATGAGATCTGTTTTTCGGTGCTCGGCATGTTCATGACCACAATGCGTACAAACAAAAACAGCTTTTTCAGGGGCGCCTTTTGGCCATTTAATTTGTGACCAAACAATGGGTTGTAAAACACCACACGCATCACAAGGGACGTTGTAATATCGCTGGTCTCCTAGCACAAAATCCTTAGCAATACGGCTTGTGTCACGGTGGGTGGGTGTAGACAATTTAAAAATCTTTCTCTGCACAAAGGTTGAAGTGCGCTTTTCTGCAATCATCACCGGATCACCTTCGTTATCGACACTGAGAGGATAAGCATCCACTTCATCCAAAATCAGATAACGAATAGGCATAGAACGCAAACCAGCCGCACTGTTTGCTCCTGTAAGCATCAATGCACCACCATCAAACTCTTTTGAAAACATGGTATTACCGCTGTCACGTGCTCGCGCTGGGGCAATGCGTTCACTTAAAACTGGGCTTGCCATAATCATGGGATCAAGCCGCGTCTTTGAAAGCTTCTTGGCTGTCTCAACCGTGGGCATGACATAAAGGGCAGGTCCAGGACTATAATGAATAGCATAACCACAGAAGTTCAATCCTGCCTCTGACATGCCAACCTGCGCTCCTTTCATGACAATGGTTGTTTCAATCGGTTTGTGAGAGGAAAGGTTATCCATGATTTCACGCAAATAGGGGGTGCGTTTTGTTCTCCACAATCCAGGTTCAGCACTTGCTACGGTGCTAAGGTATCTATTCTTGTCCGCCCATTGCGAAACCGTATACGGTGGGTCCGGTTGTCTTGCATCATTGGCATTGGCGAAAAATTCTTCGACTGCATTGTCATCCATTATTCGTTTCTTGCAAGTTCTCTAACTCTGGAGAATGAGGATCATGAAAAGGCACTGGAATATGAACCGCTTCAAGCAAAGCTTTTCGTATGTAATAATCAATGGCACCGATAAGGCTTGCTGCATCACATCCAACTTGTGCGGCAATGCTTGCCCCGAAACGATGAGGAAAGTTCAACATGGCATCACGGTGTGCTCTTCCAAACTCACGCGCTGCTCTCTTGACTTCTTCACGGTCAACGGTTGTTTCGCGTAAGCGTTCAAGGGCAATCTTTTCGCTTTCAAGGGCAACTTGCATTCGCTCCAGTTTAATTTCGTATTCATTGGCACCCTCTGTAGAGACTTGTTTGATCTTTGTTCGCGGTTGACCATCTGGTGCTAAAAATGGAGCTGGGCGCTTTGTTGGATTCTCATTCCAGATAGCTGTTGCAAGCGCTTCATTGACAGAACCATCTTCAAAAAGAGCCTGATCAAATTTTCCTGTTTTAAAACGAGAAACCACTGCATTCGGTGAAACACGCATCTTTTTGGCAAACGCACGAAGCGATAGACCTTCACGATGCTTCTTTGTCATTTCTACCTCTTTTGCTAAATATTTTTCAACATTCATCCTTTTCTTTAGATTAGTATCATGTTATGATACATAAAAGAACGAATGAAGGTGACTTGGTAATTGAATCTTTTGCGGATAAGCGGTGTAAAGATCTTTTAGAAGGCAATCCACCTAAAGGTTTTCCCACAACTCTCGTGCGTATAGTCCAACGAAAATTATTTATGCTGGATAAAGCAGTTGATCTCAAAGATTTACGCAGTCCTCCGGGTAATCGTTTAGAGGCATTGAAAGGAGAGCGTAAAGGTCAATATTCTATTCGTATTAATGACCAGTTTCGCATTTGTTTTGAGTGGCGTTCTAATGGTGCCTATGAAGTTGAAATCGTCGATTATCATTGATCCGTAGGAGGTCGAGATGAAAAATTATATTGCTATTCATCCCGGAGAAATTTTACGGGAAGAATATTTAAAAGAATATGCTCTCTCTGCTTATGCTCTTGCCAAAGCCTTGAATGTTCCACGCACTCGGATAGAACGGATTGTAGCAGAAAATAGTCGGATAACTCCTGATACAGCACTACGATTAGCCTCTTTTTTTGATACAACAGCTGAATTCTGGCTCAACATGCAAGCTGCTTACGATGTCAGTGTCTTACAAGCTGAAAAAGCAGATGAATTTTCCAAAATTAGTAAATTTGAATGTAGAGTTTAATGATCTTTCCACTTATAAGGTTTTACGACGTAACAGATAATTGACGATCCGGTATAATCGGGTCTATATTCCGGTATGCGAACGGATACACTTCAAGTCACATAAGGATTATTGGTTTTCAAAAAAAACTTTGAAACAAGATGTGGCTACACAAAAGAAGATTTGGAAGCCGTGGATTCTCTACCACTAACAGATGAAGAACTTGCACGCTTAAAACCAGCTAAAGAAGTTTTACCACCCTCCTTCTTTAAGTATGTAATAGAAGAGCGCTGTAAACGTGGGTGAAGTCTTAAAAAAGAAAGCGATTGTTAAGCCAAACGATCTCTCCACTTTAAAAATAATGCTTTACAGTTGAAATTAAACTTCAATTGTATTACATTGAAATACAGTTGAGAGAGGAGAAATCATCATGGCTACCAGTCGCATGGTTCAAGCACGTGTACCGGAAGAAATTCAAAATGTCGCTAGTCAAGTTATTCAAGCTTCAGGTTTGACAGTGAGTGATGTTGTGAGGGTATTGATGACTCGTATCGCGCAAGATAAAGCTATTCCATCTGTTTTGTTTCAACCCAATGCAGAAACCATAGCAGCTTTTGCTGAAGTTGATGAAGGCAACTTAAAAAAGTTTCATTCCGTAGACGAATTATTTGATGATCTTTATGCGGACGATTGAACGTACGACTATCTTCAAACGTGATTTCAAGCGTGAGATGAAAGGACAACATCGGCATCTTTTAGATACTGATTTACGCAAAGTCATCGCAGCATTAGCAAACGATCAACCTTTAGAGATACGGTACCGTGATCATGCATTGACTGGAAATTGGAGTAATTACCGAGATTGTCATATTCGACCTGATCTAGTGTTGATTTATCGCTTGATTGGTCAAGATAGGCTAGTTTTAGTGCGTCTTGGTTCTCATTCACAACTTGATCTTTAAATCACCTCCCCACCTTAAAGATGGGGAAGGGGATGTTTCATTTTAAGCAACCTTTTTAATAGGGTTATCCAAATCTGGTTCATAAGCGCGCAACAAAGAATCCATGCTATGTGGTAACTCTGAATCGCCAAAATCTGTTAGAACTGCTAAAATCTTAACAATATTCGGTACATCATCTTGGAGTTTTAAAACTAAAACCTTTTCTACCAGACTCATGATGTCAACCAGAGCTGTACACTCTTTTTCGTTGATATTTTCATCATTAGAAAACTGAAACAATGCCATCCACAAATCGCATAAGAAGTTGGTGTCTATCTTCATTGCACACCTCCATGGATTTGTTCTCTCAAACAAGCTAATCCTTTTGGTGTAATTTTTGTTGAAGGGAGCACCTTTTCTGTACCATCCGGTCTTTGAATGGTGATAGCAGGACAGTCCATAAAACCTTTCTTTATCTTATCTTGATAAGGTAACAGTGGGCCACTCGGAGCACGTCGATAGACCCAATCGTGTTTACGTAAGTAATCGGTTAAATCTTTTGGACGTACTTCAAGCATCTTCGCTGCTTCGATAAGACCGAACAGCCCATCCGAACGTTTTAAGCCTTCCAAAGCTTCTGCTTTTGGCGCTAATTCAGCAATCACATGATCTTTCTGCTCAATTTGGCTTTGTAGGTGATTCAAGACACCACGCAACACTTCGGGTTTAGAATAGTCAACTTGTGGTGTTTCTATCTGTAAAGTAGCTGCTTGTTTTAACCGTCTTTCACACTCAATAAAGTATAAACGAGCTTCTCTACCTTTCTTATTGTTCTCCACCATAGAAAGTTCTTTGGCTACATTTAAGGTGAGGTGATAATCTTTAGAGGGACGACCACCTTGGAGGTTTTCCCCAAAATTGGTGAAAACTAAATAATCCTGATTTTCTAATAAATTATATTTGTTGATGCGATCTTTAATCCAAGTAGAAAAATCTTTACCTACTTCTAAGAATGTATGTAACTCACGTGCATTTACTGTCTGAACGATATCACCATCAATCGTAGTTTTGTGTATGTCGATTAAATATTGTGCCATGATGTTGGCTCCTGTGTAGTTAAACGTTTTTGATTGACACTTCAAAAAGTGCCGGGTGCTCAAAAACACGGTACACAGTCCGTCGTTACGCTTTCCCCGCGAGGGTATTGTATAGCATAACCACACCCGACAAGCCATTTATATGCCACAAGCATATAATGAGTCAAAGCCTTTAATGTGCGGAGAAGAGATTGTTTCGGCAATCTACCCGCTGTGTATTTAAGGTGTTTTTGAGGCACCTGATTCGACAATAGACATAATACTGACATGTTGTCAAACAAAAAATTAAAATATTGACGAGCTTCATGTCCTTTATCATTACGTTCGATCATGGAAAGGTGTTTAGCCATGTCTAAGGTAATGTGGTATTCTTTAGAAGGACGCCCACCTGAACTTTCGCTCAAAAAAGAGCAAAAGTCATATCCTTCTTTAAATTTACAGTCTTGAATACGTCTGATAATCCAGTCTTTAAAGCTGGTTTTTACTTCTAAAAACGCATGCAAATCACGTGCGTTAACAGTTTGAACAGTTTCCTGTCCAACAGTTTGTTCCGATATCGGAATAAGAGTATTCATAATGAACTCCTATCGATTAGAGGTTTTTGATTGACACTTTAAAAGAGTGCCGGGCGCTCAAAAACACGGTCGATAGTCCGTCGTTACACTTTCCCCACAAAGGGTATTGTATAGCGTAACTACACCCGACAAATCTATTATACGCATGTAGCGTATAATGAGTCAAAGCCTTTAATGCACGGAAAAAAGATTGTGTCGGCAATCTATCCGCTATCGATTTAAGGTGTTTTTGAGGCACCTGATTCGACAATAGACATACTGACAGTACATTGTCAAATAAAAATTTAGCAAATCTACGTAAGTAATCGGTTAAATCCTTTGGTCGCACCTCTAACATCTTCGCGGCTTCGATAAGACCGAACAGCCCATCCGAACGTTTTAAACCTTCCAAAGCCTCTGCTTTTGGAGTCAATTCGGCAATGGTGTTATCCTTTTGCTCGATTTGGCTTTGCAAATGATTCAAGACACCAAGTAATGCTTCAGGTTTGGAGTAGTCAACTTGTGGTGTTTCTATCTGTAAAGTAGCTGCTTGTTTTAACCGTCTTTCACACTCAATAAAGTATAAACGAGCTTCTCTACCTTTCTTATTGTTCTCCACCATAGAAAGTTCTTTGGCTACACTTAAGGTGAGGTGATATTCTTTACGATTGTGACCACCTCTACCTTTGCTTCCCAAAATAGGGAAGCAAACAAAATCTTGATTTTCTAATAAATTGTATTTGTGGATACGTTCTGTAATCCAATCCGCAAATTTTTTACCTACTTCTAAGAATGTATGTAACTCACGTGCATTTACTGTCTGAACGATATCACCATCAATCGTAGTTTTGTGTATGTCGATTAAATATTGTGCCATGATGTTGGCTCCTGTGTAGTTTAGACGTTTCTTAATGACACTCCAAAAGAGTGCCGGGTGCTAAGAAACACGGTACACAGTCCGTCGTTATACTTTTCCCAAAAGGGTATTGTATAGCATAACCACACCCGACAAAATCATTATATGCGTTTAACCTACAACGAGTCAAAGCCTTTAATGCGCGGAAAAGAGATTGTTTCGGCAATCTATCCGCTGTGTATTCAAGGTGTTTCTTAGGCACCTGATTCGACAATAGACATAATACTGACATGTTGTCAAACAAAAAATTAAAATATTGACGAGCTTCATGTCCTTTATCATTACGTTCGATCATGGAAAGGTGTTTAGCCATGTCTAAGGTAATGTGGTATTCTTTTACCTTTCCACCGTTTTCTAAATTTTTAGAAAGCGTTATAAAGTTTATGTTTTCCAAAAACTTACATTCTTTAATGCGATTTTTAATCCAGTCTGCAAACTTTGATGTGATTCCCAAAAATGCATGCAAATCACGAGCATTGACGGTTTGAACAGTTTCCTGATCAATAACCTGTTCTGATATTTTAATGAGAGTCATTGTGAATCCCTAGTTGTTAGATGTTTTTCATTGACACTTTAAAAGAGTGCCGGGTGCTGAAAAACACGGCAACTAGTCCGTCGTTACACTTTTCCCATAAGGGTATTGTATAGTGTAACCACACCCGACAAACCTCTTTATACGCTATACGCATATAATGAGTCAAAATTTTAAATTTGCGGAAAAAAGATTGTTTCGGCAATCCATCCGCTAGTTGCTTAAGGCGTTTTTCAGGCACCTGATTCGACAATAGACATAACGTTACTATCTTGTCAAGTAGCAATGTAGTCTTTTTCTAAAAATAATCATAGATTGTACAGTGTGTATATGAGTGCACATTAAATTCGTTATTTATCAATGTGTTATGTGTACAATGTACAGTCAATTTGAAAATTCTGTCGCTAGCGATAGTTCGCGCTGGCCTGCCCCGCAACGAAGCCAACCCGCTGGGAAGTACCTTTTACATTGATTTTATTGACTTTTTTATGGAAAAAACAAAGCATAAGTGATAATCTATTTTTAAAATTGCAATAAGAATAGGTAATGCCTAAACTCATAAAGATATGGAATATAGAGATAAAGCTTGAGAACATGATCTAGCCTTTCTTGTTGGCAGCGTATTCTTGACGAGCAAGTTGTCTCTGTATGTTTTTGGTTAATCTTTCATTGGCATATTGTGCAATAGCACTTGCAATCTCTGGCTTTGACATCACTTTAGCAATTGAAGGTCCTTCTTGTTTTGCAATGGGGAATTGGTCTCCATCATCTCTTTGAAACACATTCCCTCCCATTTTCAAATCAACACGCTTTGGAAAACTGCCTCCCTTGATAAAACCATGGGTCAAGATTTGTTTCTTTCCAAACAGTGTGTAAGTCACGCCGTGTTTTGTTTCTTTTGCTTTAAAAAATTTAAGAGGCAAGGGAGTTCCAGAACCAATGAGATCTGTCTCAAGAAACCTTGCTGTCGCCTTTTCTTTAATATAAACACCTCTTCTTATACGCTTTATTTGGGCGGATGAGAGGTCGGCAACTTGCTTCTCAGTAAAGCGCTCGACTTGCTTTGCTGCGGTGTTTAGAGCATTCCGTAAAGCCCAATGAAGGCGTGGTGCTTGAAGATTGGTAAAGGTATCTTTTACCTGTTGAAGATACCATTTTTGGTGGATAATTAATTTCAACTTTTAAGCCTTTTTGGGGGTAGGTGTTGAAGGCTTGGAAGCTTTGGATGCTTTTGGTTTTTCGAGAGAGGTTTCCTCTGTTACTGTTTCAGATGATATTTGGTTGGGTTCTTTTTCTATTTGCTTAATCTGTTCAACTGCCTTGTCGGGTTTTATTTTTGTTTTGACGTCAACAAAAGGTTTAGCAGCATTGGCGCGCTTGAGACGAGCATAGACTTGATTAGAAATCTCCACAAATGGATTATTGGGAGTTGAAGTTTCAAAACGAACAGTGCTTTTATTATCGCCAACAACACACATTGGCTTGGTGATGATTGCTTTCATCTTCTCTCCTTTTGAGGCAATGAATTAATGACATTCTTGGTCACTTAATGGCTTTTGATATGTGCAAAATAGATTAGCCTGTTTTATCAATAAAAACAGTAAGTTAAGCCCTCTTGAAAGCTTAAGATTTTATCAAATTTTAGGGGATGTTTTTGAAATTTAGACGCAATACAACTAGGGACAGCATGATCATTAAATAAAATTTTTTACACATTGTCAATAGAAAAAATCTATATTTTGTATTTTTTATCTAAATATTTATAAATATTGAGCAGTATAGGAGAGAAAGGGAATGACAGGTCCAGAAATATTAGATGCCGTGTATATGATATCAATGATAGTTATATCATTCTTAACTATAGCGTTTTGTTTTCCTGCCACCTTTTGATTTTCATTAATATTTTGCAGATCATATGCAATTATACGCTTTTGCAAAAAAATCTAGAGTGAGAAATTTCTCCATATTGATGAGCTAAATATTAAGCTCGTGACGGGCTGCTGTTGCCAAAAAAGCAGATCTTGTTAACCCTCTCTCTTGTGCACAATTATCAATTGCACGCAAAAGCCCTCGTTCAATTGATATATTTGTACGTACGACTTCTGAATCATTTTCAATAAAAGGAACTTGTATTAAAAAAGCTCCTTCTGACAAAGCTTTTTTGACAGCTTTCTGTTGTATCACTTCTTCAAATTTTAAAGGAACAGGCACTGTATCCATATCTTCACAGTAAAGTTGCAAAGCTTCGGTTGCATTTATGATAAGATTTTCTTCTTCATCAGCAGCAGAGAATAGACCTTCAAAATCAGGAAATTGAACACCAAAAGCAGAATCCTCATCTTTATGAACAAGAGCAAAAAATCTTTTCATTCTTCTTCTCCTTTTTTAAACCAGCCTGCTTGTTGTGCAATAGAACGCGCTGTACCAATTGGAAGATTTTTTTTAGGATGTGGGACAATAACAACCTTACCATCTTTTTTAAATTTATGGTGCGAACCTTTTACTTTGACAAGTTCAAAGCCATCGCGTTTTAATTTTGCAATTATCTTTCGGCTATTTTGTTCCATTCCCTAATCTCATAATGTGTATATATTTACACACTATACTTTTTCTTATTTTAAGTCAACGTTTTTAATAACCACAATGTTTCTGGAGAGCGTTAAGGACTATCCGCAATGAAGGTACAAGGTATGGTAATTCTTGATCTTCACTAACAAGATACTGTAGCGCAGCATAAAAATTATGCTGTCTATATAGGTGTTGTGTTTCTTTTATTACCTCTTGCATATTCAAAAATTGTTTTGTTGCAAATTCAACCCATTTTTTTCTAGCTGCTTCATCAGAAGATGAGGGCATTTTATCATAAATTGCACTAGGCAATGTTTTTGCACAGAGGTAATCATTTCTCACTTCAAGATATTTTTGTGCAGCATCATATTGGTCTTGATTGATGTTGCCTTGTAGATAAAGCCGTCCGATATAAGTACCGGAAAGCGGATTTTTTGCTTCTTGTAAGGTTAAACAGAAGCGTTTGGCACGCATTTCAATTGCCAATTTATCGATAGGATCAAGAGGCATTTTTGTCCGTGAGATACGACCATTGGGTTCTCTGATACATCCATTAATACGAGGGCGTCCGCGTTTTGTCCGTTTTTTTCTTTTAGCCATATTTTTTCCATCAGAATGGGACGCCATCATTAAGAGCTGTGCTATGATCTTGAGCACCTGAGGCAATAGCATAATTTTGAGAAGTAATGGGTGAGGGGTGTTCAGATTGCTCTTTCTTTGCATCAAGTAAATGCAACTCGCCTTTATATTGTGGCAGGACAATCTCTGTTGTGTAACGGTCATGACCGTTTTTATCTTGCCATTTACGGGTTTGTAATTTGCCTTCTATGTAAACCTTTGAACCTTTGTGTAGATACTGAAGTGCTATTTTTGCAAAATGCGGATTAAAAACCACTACGGAATGCCATTCTGTTTTTTCTACTTTTTGGTACGTATTTTTATTCATATAGCTTTCAGAGGTTGCCATACGAAAATTGACCACCTCAGCACCAGAAGTTATCGTTTTGCTCTCAGGATCATCTCCTAAATAGCCAATTAACATCACTTTATTGAGCATGTTTTCACTTACCTTAAATTGTATTTAAATATGTAAAAAATCTTAGCATAATTTGTTTATTTTTTCCATTATTTCAAATAGATATTATTGATTATTAACATATAACATTATGTTTTATATGACGAAATTAATAAATAATCGATTGACTAAATGCATTGTGTATCGTATCAAGTAACAAAAGGGGTCATATATGGCAATCGTTAGTTTCAAACATAAAGGGTTGAAGTTGTTTTTCGAAAGAGGAATTGTTAAAGGAATACAACCTGCACATGCTAAAAAATTAGCAAATATTTTAGTGATTTTAGATACGATATCCGCTCCTGAACAAATGACTATTAAATCATACCGTCTCCACGAGCTTACAGGCGATTTAAAAGGCTATTGGTCAATGCGTGTTAATGCAAATTGGCGTGTTACTTTTCGTTTTATTGGAACAAATGTTGAACTTGTTGATTACCAAGATTACCATTAATTTTTGAGGTGTTATCATGATGTACAATCCCCCACACCCTGGTGGTATTTTGAAAGAAGAGTTGCTTGATGAACGAGGATTGACAATAACAGAGGCAGCAAATCGTCTCGGCGTTGCGCGTTTAACTTTATCACGTGTTTTGAATTGTCATGCAGCAATTAGCATTAATTTAGCTTTACGCTTAGAAATAGCTGGTTTAAACGACGCAGAATTTTGGCTTAAATTGCAACAAAAGCATGATTTATGGCAAGCTCGGCATAATAACCCCATGCCGGATATTTCGTCTTTAGAGCAAGTAAGCCATCCTTAGCAATTAAGACTTGGCTTGACCGTTTTTTCGCTTAAAACACATCAAATGTTTTTTGATAATTTTTTAATTTCTCTATTGATCTCGTCTATGAGGGGTTCATAATTGAGAACACTTTTAGGTACCGCACCCCCATAAATCCACGCTTTTACTTGCGCTTTGGTGCTAAAGTCCGCATTCTCAGGTATTTTGTAATACTGACCGCCATCAAATTTTTCACACTCTCTTGTACCGTCTTCATATTCGTAGAGATTATAAAAATACTCAGCGGCTCCATCTCCCCACGGCACATATCCAACAGCGGTTGCAACAAATTTTTTTTGCATGGGCTGTTTACGGTTTTTTAAGAGCAAATGTTTTAAAATGGGCATGTTTTCATCCTATATTTTACCAATAGCGTTATTTGTCTCAAATTTGACCGTATGGTGCGTTTTATGTTCCTAATGTGGTTTGTATCAAAAAAGTTCTAAATCGCGCTGTACGGTGCCTTTTTGTTGATTTAAACGCATATCTAATCCAAAAAGATCAGCACTTTTCACTGAAAAGGATTTAACCCAATCTTCGGTTTTTCAAGCATTTGCATCAATTTATCCCATTTTTCAGCAGAAATAGGTTCTCCTTTCGGCTTAATCTCTGGTCTATCGAGTGAGGTAAATATCCCTTTAACAGTAGTTCGAATATCGTCTTCAAGCTTTTCACAGTAAAGCAAAAGATCAGCAGAAGCGGGCATAAATGTCGTCGACAAGCCTTCTGCTTTACCCTTCATCACATCCCTTGTTGCAGTTTTGATTGCCCAACGGCTTAAACCATCGAGAGAAAAAAGATAAGCAACAGCTGTGGCTTTTTCATCTTCTCCAGGTTGGCTTTTAAGTCCACCAGAAAGCATGAGAAACATAGCTTTTATTTCTTCCTCAGAAGCTTTTTCATCAAGCATTTGCAAAGCTTCATTACCCAACGAAATAATTCTCTTCGCTTCTGCAGGTGATGGCTTTTTGCCCGGTAGCCAATGGAATGGAGGGTTTTGCATCATCCTCGAACAAAAATTTGTACGGACTGTCTGCATTTTTGAAATCGGACATGTGTTGTGTAATTCTATAGGCACGACCGCGCTGTTGTCCTGTTTGGGAATTGGTTTGTGTTCCATAATTTTCTCCTTGTTTGTAATTTTTTGAATTTCTCACCCAGTTACGCCACGTTGCTTGCCAATCGATTTTGGTTGCATTTGCTCCAGCTTTTGAATGCCAGTAATCTCGAAACTTTGCGATTTCGACTTTGACACGCTCTGGAGGCAAGCCCTCTTCGATTGCAAAATCGTAATCGGGTTCGAAATCATCCGGTAATCGACAACCCCGATTAGCTTTTGACCGCTTGGCTTTCTTAGGAACGTTTTCTTGCTCGTGAATGGGAGGTTGGTTATCTGATGATGTTGCGATTTGATCTGATTGGCTCTCAACAGCATCAACCTCTGTTGGCTCTTCAACCAAATCCGTTGTTTGTAAATTTTCAGAACCAATTTCTTTTTTTGCTAAAACGATAGTTTTAGTTTTTTTATTATATATGTTATTGTTATTGTTAATGGCATCATTAAGCATTGCTTGTGCATTGCTAAAATCCCCACAAGCATCATGCTTAGCATCCTTAAGCATACCGTTAGCATCATGCTTAGCATTTTTAGCATCTTGATCATCACTCATTGTTTTTGCTTTATGATATTTTTCCCATTTTGCCTGCGCTGCTTTCTTTGCTCTCTCTGAAAACTTATTTAAATTTTCGTTTGAGTTATTGAGTTCTTCTTCAACATCTGAACTCCACAAACGTCCATCTTCTAAACAAATGATGTGTCCGGATCTAAATAAATAATCTAACGCCTTTTCAAATCTTTTTACTGTACAACAAGTAAAATGAGATAATATTCGTGCATCATTCAAAAGAGGTTCCCGCATGTGTAACATTCTTATCCGCAACTTCACATAAACATTGACTTCCATAGGTGGTAAATCAGAGAGTTTAAATAGCCACTGGTCTGTATTAAGTCTCGTCCAAGCCAATTTAGTTGACATATTTTACCTCCTTTTCTTCATTATTATTAAAGGTAAAATTATCTAACTCTTCACTGAGGTTATTGAGTTCCTCTTCAACATCGAGATTCCATAAACGACCATCTATCTCAATAAGTTTATCATTTCTCATGAGATATTCGACAATAGCTGCAAATTTTTTCTGCGAACAATGACAAACGCGTGCAAGCGTTTCAAAATCTGTTTTAAGTGGTTCTTTTTTTTCATACATGCAAACGAGAAGGGTTATATACACACCCCGTTGTTCAGATGTCATTCCATTTGTACCACTTATCCAGTCATACAAATAAAATCTTACCCATGGCATTGCATTAGACATGCGTACCCCCTTCTTTCATTAGATATAAAATTGCCAAAGCATCTGCTTCGTTGTCATCTTTAGGCGCGTGCCCTTTTGCACACACCGCTTTAATCATCTCTTCTTTTGAGGCATTGCCTTTTCCTGTCGTTTCTTTCTTAATCGTCCCAACGGGAATGCCTTCATAAGGAATTTGGTGATGTTCACACCACGCCGTTAAGGTTGCTAACAAGCCGCCATAAACATGCGCTGCATCCGTCCCTACATGACGGCGCACTTCTTCAAAATACACCGCATCAATTCTCCTTGCTGTCATCTTCATTTCAGTAAGCCATTGTTTAAAACGCAAATAACGCATCCCACCGCCTTCAAAGCGACGGGGCTGAAAATTCATGACGCCACTGAATATATGACCATCAGCACCGCATATAGCCCAGCCAGTCTTGCTACCTAGATCAAGACAGAGAATGGTTCGCGTGTTATTGATCATAATCCCCCCTTAGGCTCTACATATTTATATGCGTGCTATGACAGAGCGTGTTGTGATTGCTTGTCTTGAAAAAATGTTTTTGAAAAAGTATCCTCTCAACAATTCTAAAAAAGTGGGGAGGGGAAAGATGCAAGAATGGATAGTTGATAAGGTTGTATTCTTATTGCACCGGATAAATGATAGTGCTGTATTTTTGCTGCACTGGATAAGTGATAATCTTACGATTGCTCCTATCATTGCTACGATAGTTACTGGAATGGTGACACTTTTTGTGCAACAACGAAGCTTAAAAAAACAACTTAAAATCTTCCAACGACAAACTATAGCATCAGAAACCCAGACAGCTATTCTATTAGAAGATAAAAAAGCACGGGATTTGGGACCATATTTGAAATTGAAGGCAGTATTCTTCCCACAAAAATATGAAGGCACTTCACGCGTTAGGGTGAAATTGTGCATTATAAATCTTACTAAAGAAGATATAATGATAAGGAATATACGCATATCGAAAAAAAGTCCATTTAAGTTTGTTAAAAATGCTTGCCCTTTCGTTAGATGGCCATCTAAAACTTCAGCTGAACACCTCGTCATTAAAAGAACAACGCCCAAACTTATTGCGTTATGTCCCCAAAATATAAAATCAAATGCTTCATCAGAGTATGCTTTAAATTTTTTTATTATACGTGCTAAATGCTACACTTTTTTAGATTTCATAATTAGCTGCCGTAAGCCTAATTCCCGCAACATTGCAAATTTTACACTTGACCACACTTCGATTGTTAACCCAGAGGAAACATTCACTGTTCATTTTTGGGCCTCATATCCACGCTCAAAAGATACATATGATGAATTTGGCTCTGAATATTCCTTTTTGGCTGATAATCCTCATTTGTGGTTTTTTTGATGCCAAAATTAAAAGCATTCTCCTGCAAAAATAAAATCGATCAATCTTGGTTCTTCTTTTTTGTTAATTAAGCAAATGATTTTATTATTTAATTTATCAATTAGCTCCATTTGTGAAGCCAACTTTAATCTTTGTTCATACAGTGTCTTATTTTTTTGCTTAATTAAAGTGGATAGGTTTTCAAGTACTACTTGCTGTTGTTCAATTGACTTATCTCGCTCTGCAAGAGTGGCTTCATGCCATCTCATCCAACTATCAAATTTTGACTTATGCCATTCTTCTCGTTTTTTAAGAATTGTTGTGTGAGTTTCGTGTCGTTTCACAAGATCTTCTATGCTACAATCACGATCCGGTATCCGTCTAAATTCTTTCACCAATCTATCTCCATTCTTCATTTTCGAATTACAACCTATTAATCTACAAAGCTGCATATAGAGTTTCTTCAATATCCTGTTACTCATGATCTTTCTTCTTTAAGCCTGTGAATTATGCTGTGAGTGTTTGTTGTTGTCTGTAGAATTATTCATACAAATTGCCCCATCCGATGTTGTAAACTTCTCCGTTAAAGAAATCGTACTTTTTCCTTGTTCTGTTATTAGAAGAGAAACACCATGAGATTTATTCTCATACATATGAAGAAACCAATCTAGCGTAACCCAAGGTGGACCTTTGGATTCAGACAATTGGATAATTATGTTCCAATATTTTGGAGAAATACTATTGCGATCGCGCATTTTACGTGCAGCTTCATAGCTACAACCGATTTCCTTTGCAAATTGACCTATAGATCCCCAAGACTCAATCAAATTTTTGACATAAAAATTATTAACCATGATCAAAATAGTACATTACGTACAATTTAAAATCAAGACAAAATAGTACACAATGAATGAAAAAAATAGTGGATAATGTACGAATGAGTTATTTGCCAAAAGATAGACTTAAAATAGCACGTAAAAATGCTGGGTATGCAACACCGAGCGAGGCTGCGCGCGCTATATCAGCTCTTAATCAAAATACTCTAATTAGTCATGAAAATGGAAATCGTCCTGTTTCTCGACAAAAAGCCGAACTCTATGGACAAGTATTTAACGTCGATCCGGGATGGATTTTATATGGTGAATCTCCTCAAGAAAATCCTAGTCTTAATATAAGTATTCCTCTTATTTCATGGATTAGTGCTGGAGAGTTAAGCGGGCAAGATGGGATAATGGATTTTTCAGATTATCCTATGACAGAAGCTGTTAATCTTCCTGCCGGTGAATGGATTGCATTGCGTGTGGATGGTGCGTCCATGAATAAAATTAGTCCTCCAGATTCCATAATACTTGTAAATATGCGAGACAAAAAGCTTGTACCTAATGCCTGCTATGTAATTGCAGATGAAACTGGGCAAGCTACATATAAGCGATATAGACCAAATGATAATCCTCCTTTTCAGCCTGCTTCGTACGATAAAACAATAAAAGCTCCAAAACTTGAAGGTGCCATTTCTATAATAGGTCGTGTACGACGCACTATTCTTGACATGTAAGTACAATTAAGATTCTCTATTTAAGTTATCAATTAGATGCCATCAGCAAGTCATAGCAGATTATTGATTCTACAATAAACTGCATGCTTATTGATTCTTAAATTAGTCGATGATTCGTCATTTTTTATTTTTTTTGAAAAAAATAGTACATTTTGTACTTGACTGTATTTCATTCATATTGTACTAATATATCCATAAATTAACACAAACAATTGCCAAGGGGCGTTAGGGAGGGGAAATCATGGAAAAGCCAATTCTTATTCATTCCGATGAAATTTTATTAGTTGTGTATGATGATGATCAACACATTGGTCAGTCAGGACCACTTGATGCAAGCCAAGTTCAAGCAATTATTGATGAGGCAGAGGATGCAACACAAATTCTTCGCGTGAATCCTTCTGAGAAGAGTTGTGAAGATATCTCTGAAGAGATCGCAGAAGCATATGTAGAAGAAAATATTGAACGCCTCGATGCGGATAGTGAAGTCCATTACTTTATACGTGAAAGTGATGCCTACAATAGACTTTTAGATGATTTAGCAAAAGAAAAATATAATGATGAGATTTACGGTACTTATGAAGAGCAAAATAAATTGCGTCTTAGTGATGTCATTTAAATTCTAAGGGCGCGTGTAAAAGCGCCTTCTTTAATCTATCAATCCCATCAATATGAGGTCCGTAATGGAAAAGCTTATTGCTATTCAACAAAATACAATCAAACAGGAAACTGTTCAAACTATGTCTAGCCGTGAAATTGCAGAGTTATGCGGTAAAAGACATGGCCATGTAATGCGAGATATTCGTAAACTATTTAGCGAACTTAAAATCGACCTGAGTAATTTTGCTGGATTATACAAAGATTCAACAGGTCGTACTCTTCCTTGTTACCATCTTCCTAAACGTGAAGCTCTTATTGTCATTTTAGGTTACAACACTGTATTACGCGCAAAAATCATAGATTATTGGAAAAAATTAGAAGAGCAAGCAGCTAATCCTCAAATCGATTTTTCAAGCCCTGAAATACGAGCAGCTATCATGATGCATCTTAAAAATAAAATTAAACAGACTGCATAGGAGTTCATCATGAACACTCTCATAGAGATTAAAGAACAAGTCATTGGTCAGGATATTGTTCAAACTGTTAATGCACGTGATCTACACGCATTCTTAGAGGCAAAACGTGATTTTTCCAATTGGATTAAAGATCGTATTAGCAAATACAATTTTATAGAAGGACAAGATTTTATAAAAACACAAGATTTGCGCTCGCCAAATTTGGCGAACGCAAAATCTAGGGCTGTTATGGCAATTAATTATTATCTCACACTCGATAGAGCAAAAGAACTTTCTATGCTTGAGAACAATCAGAAAGGGAGAGAAGCACGTTTATACTTTATCGAATGTGAAAAGCGTGTAAAGCAAGCAATAACACCACAAATCGACTATTCAAGTCCAAAAGCTATGATTGGCTTTTTGAATTACCTACAAGGTCAAATAGATCAAAAAGACACCATCATTGAAGATTTAACACCAAAAGCCATGGCTCTTGAAAGCTTACAGCGCCATGATGGGCTCTTCGGTCTTACAGAAGCTGCTAAAATACTCGAGATGCAACCAAAACAATTCATTCAATTTTTACAGCAAAAAGGTTGGGTTTACAGACGTGCAGCAGGTGGAAATTTGCTTCCGTATCAAGACAAAATCCAAAAGCAACTGATGGATTGTCCAACCATCACGCTTCAAACCGCAAGTGGAATAGAAAAAGTCATTCCTTGCGCAAAAATCACCACAAAAGGCATTGGTGTGTTGTCTGAAGAAATCAAAAAACAAAGCATGCATTAAAAGGCAATAAGCATGGAAAAGAAATACGAACTGACTGATGAAACCACCGATATTGTAAGTTGCCATACATTGTACCGCATTCGTGCTTTAAGAGATTTTGATGATGTTAAGGCTGGCGACCTTGGGGGCTTTATAGAAAATGAAAGCAATCTCTCTCATGATGGCAATTGCTGGGTCTATGATAATGCTTGTGTTACTTGGGGTTCAAAAATTTATGACAATGCAAAAATTTATAATAACGCCCGAGTATATGGTGGTGGTCGCATTTTTGAAAACGCACAGATTTACGGAAATGCAATTGTTTATCCCAATGCAAGAGTTTATGGCGACGCAAAAATTTACGGAGATTCAGAGATCTGCGGAGAAAGTCGTATCACAACAAACGAGAAAAAATAAATCATGTATAAATATGAAATTAAACCTACCTTATGTGCACAGTTAGTTGTGAGAAATACGCACAATCTAGGTGAACTTTGTATCACTATCTCTGGGTATAAAGACGAGCCTTATGTAGATACCATAATTTCTGAAGACATAATGCATGATTTTTTAGGTGAGGATAATTTTAAAACAATGATGTCATCAAATGGCTTATTGGGATTTACATATTCATATGAATGCATAGCATTTATGTGTACTGGATTTAAAATGGTCCCCCCTATGCTAACAAAATCCTTATTTCACTTATGTATCATAACTTACGCGCACATACAGCAATATTACAAACTGATGACATCATACAGCCTATAAAATCCAAACTCTAACAAACAAAACACCTATTTTAACAGATGCGTGATTCATGCCACGGGGGAATTGCGCTTCAATGGAGGAAATCAAGATGAGTGAACTCAGTATCACGCAAACTGAATTAGTGGAAAAAACAAAAGATTGTGCAATCAAAGCAACGGCTATGGATCGCATTTTAACCAGAGCTTTAGAGAACGATGTCGATATGGACCGTCTCGAGCGTCTGATCGCATTGCGGGAAAAGGAAATAGAACGACAAAACTATCAAAGCTTTGTTGCTGACCTTTCCGCTATGCAAAGGGAATATCAAAAAATACAAAAAAACGCTACAAATACCCATACCAATAGCCAATATGCTACGCTTGATCAGTACATTGATGCCATCAAGGAGACCCTTTCAAAATACCACTTTGCTTTGTTTTCTCGTATCAAGGAACAGAGTTCAGACAGCATAAGCGTAGAAATGACTTTGACGCATCCGTCTGGAAATAAAATAGCAACAGAAGGAAAATTTCCTCATGATACGAAAGGATGTAAATCAAACATACAAGCGGTTGGCTCTGCTATCACCTATGCACGCAGATATCTTTTAGGCATGCTTCTTAATGTTGTAAGTGCAGATGATGATACGGATGGGAACGTGCCTCTCACAAGTGCATTTCCGCAGCAGATCAGTGAGATCAGAACACTCATGGCACAAACCCAAACAGAAGAAACCAAGATACTTGCTTATGCCAAAGTCAACAATCTTGCCGATATGTCTGATGGACAGGCTCAAACGGTATTGCATCTTTTGAAAGATAAACGAAACAAACAAATGGCAAAAGCAGAGCAATCTCTCTCACAACAAGAACAGCAAACGGCGGTGTAACATGGAGCAAAGAACAGCAGAGTGGTTTCAAGCAAGATTAGGCAAAGTCACTGCTTCAAACATTTACAATGTGCTCAGTAAAACAGCCAAAGGAACACCTACTAGCAAATATGAGGAGTACAAAATCAAACTCATGACAGAGCGATTAACAGAGGAAATAAGCCAATCTTATCTAACACCAGCTATGCAATGGGGCATTGAGCATGAAGAGGATGCACTAAAAGAATATGCCATCATTTATGACACAGAGGTCATAAAATGTGGTTTCATTCAACATCCCACCATAGAAATGGCTGGAGCAAGCCCTGATGGATTGATTGGGGAGGAGGGTTTAGTTGAAGTCAAATGCCCACACTCCACCAAGCATCTACGCTTTTATATGGATGGCACTATCAAGCCTGAATATAAGGCACAAATGCAATTCCAAATGGCATGTACAGGACGTCAATGGTGTGATTTTGTCAGCTATGATCCGCATTTTGTAGGCAGATCCCTTCGTTTGCGCATGAAAATTAAACGTATCCACCGTGATGAGAAACAAATTGAACAGATCAATCAAGCAGTTGAGATATTCTTAGAGGAAATAGAGCAAGAGATGAAACAGATCTTGACACAAGCCGCTTGA